TTTCATGCAGTGTAAGCGTTTCTACTAGATTTCTACAATACCCAAATTTCGCGAAATTTTGCCCCTATTTCAAAAGTTTTTCTCTTTTCCCACCAAATATATGTCTTAAAGATTTTTTTGTCTAAAAAGGGGGCAGAACGCACTATAATCGTGAAATAATTATAAACTTGGCTTTTTCGCAGCAGATGATTAAAGTTACCTTGCTATATAATAACACGTCATTCCAGTAAATCAAATTCATTTTGTTGATTTAATAAATTTTCGGAATCGCTGACTTCAAATTTCTCATGAAGCTTTTGCAGTATTGTATTTATATTTTGTTTTCTATACCAGTCTGGTAATTGATTCCATTTCCATTTTTCCCATGCAATTAATTTATGCTTTTTATCCACTTTTGGATCATGAAGAATTTGTAAAATTGCTCTCTTTTTGATAACATTTTTCATAAAAGTTTTTGTAATTCACTAGTAATTGTTTCAATAGCGATATCATTCTCCGTTTTCTCGATAATTTTTTCATCCGATCTTGAAAGTATGATTGGATCAATTTCCTTATTTTCTAAAAAAGGACGTTGTTTAATAAACAAATCAATTTTTTTCTCAAGTCTGATAGATAACTGGTCGCAGAGATTTATAATTCTTTTAGTAGTTCTTTTCATATACTCTCATAAATAAGTCCTCCTGGATGCTCATAGACAAAAGAATAGGTATGTCCAGATATTCCTCGCCTGTTTTTCAAAACAGTCAATTTTACTAATTGTTTACCTACAGGATTTCCTTCTGTATCAAGTGCTTGAACTTGATCACGTTGAATCATAAAACATAAATCAGCAACCATTGCAATTGATCCTGAACCTTTATATTCAAGATCTTTTGATCCATCCTTTGCCACTTTATTTGAAATTTGCGATAATACCAAAATACAGCAATTCATTTCTTTTGCTAGTTTTTGTAATTCAATGGCAATATATGAAAGTCTCGCGTATTCATCAAGATTTCTTTTCAATTGAATATTCTGAATAAAATCAATAACAATGAATTCATACTCATTTTCGCGTATAGTCTTTTCCAGATCTTCGAGCAAATATATATCATCATAAAAATCCATATCCGCATCATACATAGCTACTTTCGCTTTTGCTTCACCTTTCCTATCGAACTCATCTGGCTTTAACAGCCCAGCAATAATTCTTGTCGGTTTAATATTGCACAATTGTCCCACAAGTCTTGCTACCAATAGTTCTCCTGATATTTCAAGTGAAAAATATGCGGTCTTAAATCCTTTTGAGGCTATCTGGTAAAGAATTTGTCCACCGAAAACAGATTTACCAATACCCGTAAACGCTCCTATTACAATCATTTCTTTTCGTAAAAACCCTCCGTCAAGAAATGTATCAAGAGCGATAAATCCTGTCGGAAGAAACTCAAGATTCTTTTTATTTTGCTCAATAGATTGTAAAATTTCTGATGCTTTTCTCATTTTTAAAATCTAAAAACTCTGACCATGAAAGGAAAATTTTTCAATAAAACCTTTTTTTTTAGGATAATCCTTTCGAAGCGCATTTCTTAAAAATGCTTTATAGTTTTTATAGCGGCGGCCTTTAGCTATGCAGTAATCATTTAACTCAAGTCCCTTTGCTCGTATTTGCTCTTCTGTTGCTGTGATGGCGGCATTTTCTTGAAGTTCCCGAATATCTTCTAAGGGAATTTTTTTTAAAAATTCCTGAGATGAGTAAGGCGTTAATTTTTTAACGCCTTCGTCTCTCTTTATCTTATTTTCATTTATCTTATTATAGTTTGTTAGTGGTTTTTTAGTAGTTAGACTACTAGGTTTTAGTAGTTGGAATACTGAATTTTGGGAGTTGGGTATGACAAATCTAATCTGTCCTCCTCCTGATCTTATTCGTCTGGAAGTTTTAATAAATTCCATTTTTTCCAATTTAGAGATAGCATTTGTGATCGAAGCTCTTGAGATATAGAGCATGTTTGCTATTTGATCATTGGTAAAATAAAAACGTGCTGAGGCATTGCTAGTATAAAAATCTATGAATCCAAATACCAAAGCCTCGATAATCGTTAATCCTTTTTCTAATAAAACAGGGTAAACAGGAATAAATTTAGGGGAGAAAACCAGCTTTGCGTTAGAAGTATTTATTTCTATTTCTTGTTTCTCATTCTCATCATAGGTGAAGAGAAAATCTTGTGTGCTAGTTATATTTTCTTCCGTCGTGATTAATCCATTTGTTTTTTCCATAAAAAAACACCGACTGGTGAAAGCGGTGTTTTATGTGGTTAGTATACCACACTTCACCAGTTTTTAAAATATAGTGTTTTTTTTAAACAATGTAAATATATCAGACTATACCAAAAAAATGCGAGTTAACACATGATTTCGTGCGTATCAATTGACCAAAACGCTGCTATATATTATAATTTCTCTAATGGAGAATCTGGATCTATTCCTCAAAGAAAGCAATGCCATTGAAGACGTGTGGGATGAAGGATCGCTTTTACAGGCTAAAAGAGCATGGAATTTCCTCATCCGTTCAAAAAAGCTTTCAGAAAAAAATATTTTATGGATGCACCGAATTCTTATGAAAGATCATTTGCCCAAAAAGAATCGCGGCGCATACAGGCGGCAGGCAGTTTATGTCGGGGGAAAGGAAAAACTGTTTTATCAGGAAATTCCCCGCGCTATAACCGAATGGATAGAAAAAGCAAATAAATCAATAAGCGAATCTGAAATACTTGCCGATCATATTGCGTTTGAAGAAATTCATCCGTTTATTGATGGAAACGGAAGAAGCGGGCGGATTTTTTTAAATTACATGCGAGTGAAAAGAGGATTGCCTGTTTTTGTTTTTTATGAAAAGACAAAACAGACAGCCTATTATCCTTTATTTCGAAAACGGGAAATTCTTGTTTCCCATATGCCTTTTATATAATGTTGACAAAAGTCATTCCTAACAAACAACTTCCCAACGCTTTGGCCGCCTATGTACGAAATTTGAAAAAAAGTGAAGAAAAAACACAAAAAGTGCCCTTACTTCCTATTGATCCCAAGCTTCCCTTTTGCATTATTATTGACATTGATCAAACGCTTGCAATTCGGGGGAATCGAGGCATATTTGAGTTTGAAAAAGCATTAGAGGATACGATCAATCCGTATCTTGTTCAATTACTTATTTATCTTTCCAAAGGAAGAGACCCCAATTACTTTTTGTTTTTATTTTTTTTCACAGGAAGAGAAGGAAAATATCGGGAAGTAACAACGAACTGGCTGCATAAAAACAATATTGCTTTTGACCAGTTATACATGCGCGAAACAGGAGATCTGAAAACAAAAGCAGCAGATTTAAAAGAAAATCTCTATATTACCCATATCGCGCATAAATATAATGTATTGTGCGCTATTGATGATGATTTGTCGGTAATAGATAAATTCCAAAGTTTAGGAATATATACTATGCTTGTAGATCCGCAGTAACAATTAAATAAAGTGCTTATTCTTTAACTTTCTTCATTAAATCATTCATTTGCTCACTATATTTTTGCAGATTCTCCTGCATTTGGTTTAGTTGATGTTCTATGATAGTTGTAGAAACCTGAGCAACTGCATTTACTTTCGCAATCTGCGCAGTACCTTGTGAAAGGGCGGAAATCGCCATGCTGTTCCACGCAAGAAATGATTGCCAGCGTGCTTTCTCATCAAGGCTCATTACTTTTGTATTAAGATTAACTGCTTCAAAATTAGCCATTTGTATCTGTCTATTTGCGAGATCATGCCTTGATTCAGCATGACGAAGTTGATCTACTCCCTCAACTACTTTATAGCCAACTTGATGTTCTGAAATAAGATATCTTTGTTTTTCTTTTGCCAACTTCATGCGGGCTTTATATATAGAACTTCTATTTTTTAAAATATCCTCATGAATAGCTTGCGATAATTCTTCAAATGATATAATAGTTCCTGCTTCTTTATCTTTTATATAGTCGTAGATTAACTTCCATAAAGCTATATTTCCTTTTGGTGTAAACATATATATTCCTTCCTTTTTTTTAAATACCTAACCCAACTTGACTCGACCTAGCCAAACGCAACATAACGAAACCTACCATAACCTAACTGAACGCTACAGAACTAAACTAACCCTAACTCAACACAACACAACTTAACACAACGAAACTCGATTCAACTCAACTCAACATAACACAAAAACTTATATAGATTCGAAAGTTTGAATTTCAAATCTTCCATAAGGGCCTGGTTTGCGAGGAGAAGAAGGACGTGAATCCCCAAGTCCCGCTACAAAACCAGCATTTTTTAAAATATCAAATATATCTTGTTTTGTAAGCTGTTCATTTATAAGACTTAGATTAAATTCAATTGTCCATCCAGAAGGTAATGTTGTTCTTGTTCTATCTATTCTTCGTCCCAAAACTACTGCTCCAACTGTTGATGTCCATCCATTTTTCTCAACATCATCCAAAGTAATTTTTGCATTATTAACTTTAATCTCCGCTTCAAAAGAATCAATTAAAATACTTGGATAAATCAAGCGAGACATAAAATATTTTCCCTTTTTAATTCCTTTACTACCATTAAAAAGACAAGCAAGTATATTCATTGTTGGCATTACAAGATTGCCTTGTAAATTAAGATGTGTGGTTTTTTTCCATTCTTCCGAATATTTTTTATAAACATTTCCTCTAGATGATGTTGTTATAGGAATAGAAACAGTTCCTGTTATATATTTGTGAATAATAAGAGGCGCAGTACCTTTTAAAACAATTCTATATTTTTTTCCATTATTAAATCAATATTAACACAATTTTATCAAATAGCAAGTGGTATTTTACTCATAGAAGTCTAAAAAGGGAGGTTGACAAACAAGGAAAAATTATTTATAAGAGAAAGACTTGGGAAGCCATCTTGTTAGATAGGAGGTGAATATATGACTGTTGAGGATGTCGTATTGGGATCGATACAATCGCCTTTTGGAAAATTTTTACTTACCCTTATTGCGCTTGGTTTGGGACTGCTTTTACTTACTTTTCTGCCTGAGATTATCGGTATTATTGTTATCGGCATTGGGATATATATTGCCCTTCATTATCTAGGGCATTTTTTATAATGCGAAGAATAGGAATTGATTATTGGGAAACAATTTCCCAAGATCCGAAATTGTATTGTGATTTTACTCAGGCGCTTATTGATAATCTGTGGGAAGTGTATATTATATCTGCCACTTCAGAGGCGGATGAAAAAAGAATTTTTCATGAAATTAGCGCTCTTTTTATTCCTCATACAGTCATATCTGTTATCGTTTGTGAGGGCGAGGAGGTTATTTCCGAAAAACTCGCATATGCGCAGAATTACAACTTAGATATGTTTATTGATAACAGAGAAGATGTTTGCGCAGTACTTCGTAAACACGGGATTCTTACTTTTCACGCGATAGCACTTTAAAAAAAACATGGATGTATATTATAGGCAAACACAGGTTCATAAAAACGACTATTTTGAAAAAAATATTACTCTGCTTCTTATTCTTATAATCGTTATTGCTTTTTTTCTTCTTTTATACGGAATTCCCTAAAGATAAAATAAGCAATTTCCTAAAAGCCATATATGGAATTATTACAATCCGAAGTTGCGAGCCATTTATGAATTTATTACATATACAACATGCGAGAAAAAAGCCGAATCAGTTTTTTTTACAGTCAAGAAATGCGAAGTCAGGTTAAATTTTATTACAGGTAGATATTGCGAGCCAAGTATGTTTTTATTACGGACACCTCACGCGAGCCAAAAGTATAGTTTATTACAATTGCGGTATGCGAGCCATAAGAATATTTATTACAACTGTATAATGCGATACTATGAAAGTATATGAAGAAGTATCAGGGAAGGTGCGAGACAGCGAAGATATTGCTTTGGCTGAGAAAATTGTGTATTTGCGGAAAAAGAATGATCCCTGGCTTGTTATTGATGTATTGATTACCGCATGGGCAAAACGATTCCCCGATGAACAGGAAGCACTTATGGTTTCTATTAAAGATCAGAAAGAAACGCTTTTTGATCCAAAATTTGCCCAAACAAAAGAAGGAAAAGCTATGGAAAGACGGTTTATTTTGATTTTTCCTCTACGGCTTCAGAGTATGATCAGAACGCAATATAACAGGGAAGAACTTCCGTTTGATTCAGCCTTTTTCAAGAAATTTGCATTAAAGTACAAAGCGTTTCAATTGCCTGAAAAGTTGTAAATATCCTTTAGGGATTTTCCTGTAAAAATGTTAGAAAATCCTCCTTTTTTACATAATATTTACCTTCGAATATTCCTCCTGTTTTTCCTTGATACCACGCATCAAAAAGAGATTTTCTTTCTCCTAAAAAGGAGAGAATATCAGAAAGATAATATCCTCTTATTCCTTTGTCATCAATTTCCAAAAGGGCACCAGGAGGCGATTTTCGTAAAAGTGTATTTATCTCCGCGATTTTTGCGTTAAGCGTATGAATTTCTTTTAGCACTTCCTGTAATTTTTCTTCCAGAGTTTCTTTTTTTCTCTGTTTTTCCCAACGGACAGCAACAGCCTTTTTAGCTATTGCACTACGTTGTTCTGCGCTTAATTTTTCAGCTCGCGCTTGCCCCCCATGTACTCCGCCAAGACGACGACTTGCGAGAGCTTTCTCATCTAGCATAATTTGTTTTCAATGGGCAGGAGAGAAACCGTTAATAGAGCCGTTTCTGCAATAAAACAGGAACACGAAAATTCAGTACATCTTCAAATTGTCGAAGATAATCCCTTACCGATGTTCTTCTTGTTAAAGAAAGCGAATTTTTTTCCAGTTTTTCCAGAAACTTCTTTTGATCTATTTTAGAAAAAATCTGAGAAAGTGCTCTTAGAAAATCCCGATCCCGCCATGCAAATCCTTCACAGTGTTTTCGCAGCTCATTTACAAATGATGCCATGTTTTCTGCCTTTTCGTGATTTTCAAAAGCAAACTTTCCCTGACGAAATTCCCGTATGTGTTTTTGGGGCGACATAAAATTACCCGTTGCATAAAGCAGCGCATACGGCACTGAGAAAGAATACGTTTTTGCAAATTCCGATAAATCAATATATTGACTATATCCTAAACTTATATACGAATGAAGATAGTCTCCCGTTGTCCACGGGCGGATATTCTGGTTTAACAAACGTACTTCATGTAAAGACGCACTATCATCAATAATATAATAAATAGGAATATGCAGTTCTTTTGCCACTTCCAGTCGGTGTTGTCCGTCAATGACTTCAAACTTGGCGATATATCCTAGGCTGGGAACCTAGCATACTAAAATATCTATTGACAACCAATAATTTTTAAGCTAAGATGTGAATGATTACTTCACCCGCCAAAAAAGGCGGGGTCTTTGTAAATAAAGCTACTACTTGTAATTTATTTCCTTCTCTTTTATACTTTTTTTGTCTGTTTGTTATGGCGCGTAACACAGATTAAGGAGAGCTTTTTTATGGCTCTCCTTATTTTTCCTCGCATACTTGCTATGTAATAAATTACTATGTTGGCTTGCATGAGCGACGTGTAGTAAAGTTAGTTGTGGCTCGCAACAATCTCCTGAAGCAATCCTACTCATGGCTACACGCATACGATTTGCGTAATAAATGTCACTATGGCTCGCATGAAGTACCTGTTTATAAAAGTTTGTTCTGGCTTACGCAATTTGTTAGTGTAATAAAGCTAGCTTTGGCTTTTTACGCAATAATAGTATGAAATAATTTTGGTTATGGCTTTTCGCATGAGTCAAGTGTAATAAAAATCCTTATGGCTCGCAAAATAGGTTTGAAACAATACTTCTATTGGCTACGCAAAATTATTGTTGTAGTAATTTTTGCTTTGGCTTCTAATCGGGAAAAACAGGAAACCTAAGTAGTGGTATTCTATTCTCAGAGGGCAATGCCGCAACTGCTTTTGTTTTGGCAATAAGAGACGTATCGGAAAGAGAGGCAAATCGCAGGGGAACTGTTCCATGCTGGTTTTTCCCGTAAATATTTCCTGATCCTCTTTTCTTCTGGTCAAATTCAGAAAGCATAAGTCCAGAAAGCGGATAAGTAAATGGCACAAGTCGTTTTGTGTTTGTTCCTTCGGTAAATAAAAAACAGGATGATTCGTCTTTTCCCCTACCCACTCTGCCGCGTAATTGATGCAGTCCTGCACTACCGAATCGTTGACTTGATCTGATGACAATACTTGTGGCATTTGGCGCGTCAATTCCTACCTCGATAAGAGGCGTTGCGACAAGAAGGGAAATCTCTTTTTTATGAAACGCTTCCATAATCTTTCTTTTTGTACAAGGTTTCATTTTCCCGTGAATAAATGCTATTTTATAGTCGGGAAACCGCTTTATCATCTGTATGTACTGCGGAAGAACTGCTGAAACGTTTGCAAGATTGCTTGAGGGAATAATAAACGGACATACATAATATACCTGCTTGCCCTGTTTCATTTCTTTTTCAAGTCGCGCCCATACTTCTTCTTCCTGCTTTTGTGTGGTAATAATATGCGTTTTAATTGCTTTTCTGCCTTTGGGCATTGTTTCTATCTTTGAAACAGATAAAAAGCCGTATTTTGTTATCGCAAGCGTTCTTGGAATTGGTGTTGCGGTCATGGTGAGTAAATGCGGAAAACCTGCCTTTGTTCTAAGAATTCCCCGTTGTACTACGCCAAATCGCTGTTGTTCATCAATAACTACCATACCAGTCTCCCCTCTTATATACGTTTTGTCCGATAGTAATGCGTGCGTACCTACGAGAATAGTATTTGCCGCTATTTGTTTTCGTTTCTTTTCGGTTATATTACCCGTAATAAGTCCGATTGTAAGAGGTAGATGCGTAAATACGCTGGTTAAGGTAGTGTAATGCTGTTGCGCTAAAATTTCTGTCGGACATAAAAGAAGCGATTGTTTTCCTGCTAAAAAACACATATACATAGCAATAGCTGCAACAATTGTTTTTCCGCTTCCTACATCTCCTGTTAACAATCTATTCATTGGTGTTTCTTTTTCTATATCCCCCGTTATTGAAAGCACCGCTTTTTGTTGTCCTGAAGTTAATGCGTAAGGAAGCTTTGCAATAAAAGAAGCAAGTTTTTTCTGTTGCCGCTTCATCGGGAAAGCATTTTTTTGCCTAGCCCACTGGTTTCTTATCATCTGTCCCTGTTTTTGTACCATTACCAGTTCATCAAACGCAAGTCTTTTCCATGCCTCACGTATAGATTCTTCCGAAGCGGGAAAATGAAGCGCGTATAAAGCATCGCGTCGAGACAAAAGATTATTTGCGGCAATCACCAAAGGCGTAAGTGTTTCAGGAATATCAGTTGTTTTAAGAAGGAGGGCAATTGTTCTTCGTAAAAAAAGGCTGGTAATTTGTCTTGTTCCAGGATAAACAGGAAGCAGTCTTCTGGTATGCAAGGGTCGGGTTTGCGCTTCTTCATAAAGTGGATTCTGCATACGACGTATACCTTGTCTCATTTCTATTTTTCCAGAAAACGCATATGCTTTGCCTTTAAGAAAGCAGGGGGTATAGCCAAAGAAAACAAGTTGCATAGTCATTCCCTGATTTATTATCCATACAATTGCATATCTTTTGCCTTTCCCCGTTTGGGAACAAGAAAGAGATACGGGCGTTCCTATAACTGTTACAAATGTTTCCTCTTGTATATTTCCTATTGGAACTGTTTCTGAAACATCAATATATTTAAAAGGAGGATAGAGTAAAAAATCAGAAACAGTAAGTAAACCTAAACGTTTGAGATTTTCAGAAAGCCCTTTGTATTGTGGTTTGCGATCTAAAAATTGCAGATCCATTTTTTACCAGGCGAGGTTTCGCGTATGATGCAAATACATAAGAAGCAATTCTTCATTTGATACCGCTTTTTGTTCCCATTTTATTTTTTCCTTTTTATGAATTTTTGAGGCAAAACGTACAAGATGAATAGCCACTTTTTCAAGCATCTTTTGTCCTCTTTCACAATCAAATGAAATAATCTCGGAAAACCAGTTTTTATACGAACAATAACGGAATTCCCGTTTCCAAGGGTCAACAACAAATCCCTTATAGGTGTAAAATCGCTTCATACCCCCGTCTTCTCCTTTCTTTTATATACTATTTTCGGGCAGAAGAAAACTCTTTTTCTTCTTCCTTATATTTAAATACCCACCCTTTTGCTCCATAATCATACACCTGTTCTTTCAATCCGCAGAAACAGGAATTTAATCCTTTTTTTGAGGTATCGGTAAAAGGGTATACGTGGTGAGATAATTCTTTTTCGTCAAAATAACACCATCGTTTCGGCTTATCCTGTTTGAGTGTCATATACCGATCTAAGCATATTTGACTGTCAAGTAAAACTCCCTGAAATTGAACAACATTCCCTTCTTGTATTCGTTCTTTCCTATTCGGACAATCTTTGAATGGACAAGGGTTTTTAGAAAGTCTGACTTTTGCGATTCGTTCTAAAACAGCTTCAAATCGTTTCATTGGCGTTTTATATTTATCAAAAAAAGCGTCTGTTTCCTCGTCGGTTGGGAATAGGGAATAAGGATATTTTCTTTTTTTTATCATACTGTTAATACATTTGTTATATCGCTTTGCTTTTTAATACTCATTAGTTCGCTGAATTGTTTAAGGTAATCTGCTTTTGTTATTCTTTCTGTTATAACAAGCTGGTATTTTTCCAGTTGTTTTACTAAAAGACGAGGGTTATTTTGCGTTCTGAATATATCAAGAGCCTGTAAAAATTCTCTTTTATGCCATGATACAGAGTAAAATTTAAAATCAGAAAGCAGCGTTGCCATTTCACAAGCTATCTCATAATCAAGAATTTTAAATTTCCCTTCTTTGAAATCTTTGTAAATCGAATTCGTATGCACATAATTTTGCGTTAACAAAATAATGGACATGCCAAGAGAAAATTTATAGGTTTCTATAAACTGTTTCAATTTCAAATATTCTATTTTCTCAAGCGCAACATAACTATGAAAGTAATCGGTGGTATTCCAGTTCCTCAATGAAGTATTAAGCGTTATAGCATCAGCAAGCGAAGCCTCTTCCCGAATAATATAATAAATGGGAATAGCAAGGGCTTTTGCCGCAAGTAAGCGGTGCTGGCCGTCAATAATTTCCCCTTCTCCGCTAATAACTATCGGTTCTTGCGGTAAAAAGTTTTTTTTACCAATTGAGGAAATCAGTTCTTTTACATGATAGGAAGAAATTGTTCTGTTTCCTGTAATAAAAATAAATTTATCGTATTCAGTTGTTTCATATACTTGGATATGCGTTGGTTTTCCTATCAATTCCGCTTTCATTGTCTCTCTCTTTCTTTAATCGCTTCTCTTATCTCTTTGGATAACGCTTTTAACGCTATTTCTTCTCCCAGCGCGGCGTGATTATAGTCTTTTGCCTTTCCCAAATAGGTAGTATACCCAAGAGGGCTTTTAGGATTATGGCTCATGCCGTATGCATCACTGCCAATAATTATTGTATAACGATCAAATGATTTTCCTTTATTATCAAATACCACAACATTTTTCATAAATTACCAACTTGCGTGATAATAAAAATCTCCGTCTGCTTCTTCGGCCAAAAGTTTCTCAAGCGTTTCCTTTGTATACACAAGATCGTTATAATAATACTGGTCATAGTCCTGGCTCCCAAAGAAAAATCCCTCCTGGTAATAGTTGTCTGGCAACTGTTGGATCTTTAATGATTTTTCCAATCCCTGTCATTGAGATTTTCTTTCCGTTTTCGCCGTAGTAATACCCGTTGATAACATCCCCAACAACCAGCTCTGAACTCTCAATAACTTTGGTAACTGTCTTACGAAGCTTTTGCAGTTGTTCCTTACTTACATAATAAGATCCACAATCGTCTTTTCCCTTTTGTATTGTTGTAACAAACCAGTTATGAATAGCGTTTGCTTTTCTCCAATACATTACTTCCTCAGTAATCTCACTGATACGTTCATTCTTAATACTTCCTAAAGGAAAGCAAACGCCTGTTTGCTCTTTTAGTACAGTAACCTTTACCTGTTTTTCGCTCTCTTTCCACTTATTGCCTATATAGTGTTTTTTGTGCAAAAACATATCGAGTCCTATGATACTACCCTTGCTTTCTGCTCTTGTATGGCAATATATGCCAATAACTGCGAAAGTGAAAAACTCTCAATCCTTTTATGAAAAGGAACAATCAAAAACCATTTTCTTTTCTGTCTGAATAATTTGTATCTCATGTCTTTCTTTTTCTTATCCTTATAATTACTAAGTATTGTATCATATTAAGTTAATACTTGTCAATAGATAACGCAATGCTTTTATGTAAAAATTCCAGTATAGGCTTACGCAATTATTTTGTGTAATAACTCGCACAATGGCTACGCAACCTTTTTATGTAATAATTCTGCTCACGGCTTTACGCAATATATTTGTGTAATAATCTCAAGTATGGCTCGCATGACTTATTTGTTATAAAAAACTTTTTTGGCTGTGCGCAAAAAATGGGCTGAAACAATTTCACCTCTGGCTAACTACGCATATTGTAAGTGTAATAAACTCTTCTATGGCTTATACTGATTGCGATTTTCTTCTCTTTCCTTCATTGAGGATACTAATGTATTCCCCTCTTTTGTTACTTCCCATTTATAAAATTGATCTAAAAGATTTTTAACTTCATTTATCGGTTTCCATATTTTTCCCCTCTTATAATACCAATAATTTATATGTACTGTTTGATATATTTCTTTATTTATATATACAGTAACAGCGACTTTTATCTTTCTCATATAGGTTAATTTGCCGATAACTCTTTACTTTTTTTTATTTCCGCTATTTTTGTCATCATAATCGTATTGATTTTTTTCTCAAGCGTTCTTTGTAGGTGTTTTTTATATAAAAAGATAGCCTTTTTTCCTATGCCTGAAAGTCTTTTAGAAGACATAGAGGGCATATCTTTGTAAATAGTTTCTTTCTTGACAATACTCATTATTTCATTGCAACAAGTGAAAATATGCGTATTGGGCAAATAAAAGTAATCATCATAGGAGGCTGAATACTCACTGAAACAATCAAAACATAAAAGCATATATGGATTGTTTCCCTTTGGCAGATTTTTTTTAATTGCTAACATATTTCATCCCTAAATTACCGTTGTTCTAACAATGTTTTATGCATATTCTTTATATTCATTTCTTCTTTGTATTTTATACTGTTTTCCATTTTTTATTTGTTCTTTTTGTTGCGTATTCATATTATCTTGTTACTTCTTCATGCATCTGAGCAAGTAACCTTTGTCCTTTTTTACTCGCAAACTCGATAAACTCAGGGTAAAAACCATCATACCCGATATGAAGCTTGCGAAATTGTTGTAACCGCAAATCTAGCGTATATCCTTTAAATTCCTTGAGTTCTCTTATTATGCCTTTTCCTTTCTCCCTAGGCTCATACGCTTGTAAACAAAGTTCACAAATATATACTTGTTCATTCATATTTGTATTCCGTGTTTTGCTAACAGATTTTTCGCTTTCTCTATATCGCTATCTCTTTGAAGACTCGCCTCCACTTTTTCCACATGAGCCTTATTCTCCCTGGCAATTTCTTTTATCGCAATTAAAATATTGTCATGACTTGCGCAATACTCTTGTCCCAAGCTTTCAATAAAATACGCATCCTGTAAATAATAGGGTTGATCACTTTCCAGAATGTCTTTTGTTAATAATCGCAAATCTTGATAATAATATTTAAATCCGTTTATATCATAATGAGCAATAAATCCACTTAAAAGATGTAAAAACGTATAGCTTGCTTGTGTTAGCCTCTCTATATCCATTGTTTTATACACATTTTCAATGTTTTTTATTATTGCCCGATTGTTATATGGCGTTAATGGTTTATTCATATCTTTAGTTGTTCTAATGCTTGTTTTACGCTATAAAAAACTTCCCTGTATGCGTCTTGATACCCAAATTGCCCCGCCTGAATAACTGATCTTCCTACTCCTTCCCACCCGTAATTATTTATTGCATCATCTACAAAACATTCATTGCCTTTATTGATCCACTCAAGAATATCACTGTTATATACCGACGCTTCAATATTGCTGTTTTCCGAATCATTCAGGTCTTCTTCGCTTGTGCCATTCTTTAATAACTCAATTATTGCCTCTATCGACAAAACAACAAACTCATAGCTACTATCTTCATCCAGTCCTGATTCTCTGATAACTTTGGATAACGCGTTGTAATATGGGTTATGATCTCTTATTGCTTCATGCTTAAAAGAATAAAAAGATTCACGCACTACGCGCTCTTTATCATCTTTTGATGCGCCGTGAAATACAAAAACTTCCCGTGCCTCTTTTGCTTTTTCTAACAATGTTTTATTCATAAAATAAAAGACTATCAATCTCCTCATTCATGCTATAAGGTAAATCTCTCTCACAATCAGAACAAGTATACGTCTCAAAATCTCCCCCCTCCTGATCATATTCTTCACTCTCTTTTGTCCCTAAATCATACATATACCCGTAATAACTCATAATCCCTTTTTATCATAGTTTCTTTCTTCTTACTTAATTTAAAAGAACTTACGTAATCCCTATCTGGTACATAGTAACGTAATCCCTATGCTTTATCGTCTATTCACAAGCAAGATCACGACCCGATAAGCACTACGTAACTTCTTTTAAATTATCAATGTACTTTACTCTAGGTTAGATTTATAGTTTCCCCAGTGTCGCTGTATACCCGATAAACATACATAATGTCCCAAAGAAAAAACATATAACTAAAGTGGTGTAAAATATACTCTCTTTCATATACTGTCTTCTTCTTATCCTCTTGTATAATACCACAAGAAAACCTGAATGTCAAGGGGTAGTTTTAGTTTGCTTTGACTATATGAAGGTGTTTTTTTAGCAGGTAGCGTTACTTATAAGGAAATGCTCTTTTGTTGTCTATTACTGTATCTATTACATTTTTCTTTTTTTAAGGTGATTTAGGGTGTTTTTTTCTTTTTCTAAGGTAGGATTCCCGAAGGAGTAAGATTTACCCACTCTGTCCATTTAAAAATAGGTTTGTGAGTATAAATAAGATTCCCGCTAAAAGGTAGTATGTCAGCTTTATTTAGGCTGCTTTTTTCTTAAATGATTTCTAAATTACCCATAGGCTTTAGTATGCCTACGAGGCTAATTCCATTCCCTAAAGTATAGCAACTATCATTAAAGAAAGTTACTTACAAAAAGTATAGTTACTTCCCTTTTGGAAAGTATGTCATACTATATCAGGGTAGATGATCTGTATAAAGGAAGAATATCCTCAGAGTTTTCTAAGAGTTTTTTTTATTTATTTTTAGAGTAAGGGTAGTAGGGTTTGGATGTAAGCGCGCTGGCAAAACTCGTATCCTCACAGCAAGCAAACCCTTAAAGGGGATGACTTAACCGACCCCATCTCTATGCTTAATCTATTCTAAATAATCAATAATCATAAATCATAATTAAACACTCTAGTATATTTTTTCGTATCTTTTTAATTGATACGAAAAAATATTAGGTAGAGTCATCCCCTTTTATAGAAAAACAGGTACCGTGTTTTTGGGGATTATATATAAAAATTCCCTATAAACAAGGTAAAAGACAAAAGGGAGGTATATATCCATGGATAGGAATAAATAAACAAATAAAGAGACGGTCATTTTTACTTTTATGTTATCGTATCACTTGTGATAATTACTTATTCAAGTAGATGGCGATACCTAACCATCATAAAATACGATATATATCCTGTTTCCCGTTTAGTTGTCATATAAGGAAACTTTTTCGTATCAGTCGTTTCATCTAGCAACGGCGGTCTTCTTGGTTGCGTTGCGCACACTTGTGACCTCTGACCACAAACAACAATGGCTTTTAACTCTGCCTCTTTACCCAGCATATGTAAAAAGGATACGTTTCTTAAGTACCTTGGCGTATCCTTTATAGTGAACCAAATAATGCTTTTGGGTTATGATTTTTGTCAATGTCTTTTTGTACCAACTCATGGTTTGATATTTCCAGCACTTTCCACCAACGTCTCGGTTCATCACTATTTTTCAGTGTTATTCTTATACCGACTTTAATTTTATCAGCATCAAGCCATGCGACTATTCTGCTGGTACCGCTTTTTATTACACATTGTTTATATCTCATATCTTTGTGGAGGAGGTAAGGATTTGCGCATATTTCTGCTTGTCACCTTACATGTTTTTAACTTAAAAACTCTGTTCTATTACCTTACCTCTTTTTTGTATTTTGAGGTCTAGCGTCTACCTATTCCGCCACTCCTCCATAAAAAAACACAGCCCTTGGACAAGCTGTGTATATAGCCCAAGTATATACACTTAATCACCTTTTGTCAAGTCTGTCAAGATAGCAAAATAATATCTACGCTTTTGAGCCTATTGAACTATTGACTCTTATACAATTGTGGTATATAATTTGAGGTATGGTAATGTCGCAGACGAATATTTCTTTAGGGAGAGATATGTATGAGCAGGTAAGACAATACGCTTTTACGAAGCATATTTCCATGAGTCAGGTTGTTCGTCTGGCTTTGCAATTATTTTTGAGTGTAGAAAAAGAGATAGAGATGGAAGGGAAATTAAATAAAGAAAGGTGATTATGCGTAGTATATGCAAAAGCAAAAGGCAAAGAAAAGAGTAGCAATTTCTCATACCAGATCCAGTAAATATGAACGATATAAAATGGGGCATAAGAGAGAGAAAAATAAGATAAACAGATTGTTAAAACATTTAAAGAGCCATCCAAATGATATGAGAACCGTGAGTAGAATAGAGGAATTGAAACAAAAGGCAGCTATTTCGTAACTAGGAGTTTTATTTTCCCAAATAATATGGATATTCATAAAAAAATTATAAAAAATCTGTATCAATTAGAAGGAGTAATTCAGGGAATAATGCCGTTTCATCCCTTGCTTGCCCGTTATATACAAGCGCGGGTAGATGAAATATTCAGACTGGTTTTGGGTCAGGGGGGAATTGGAAAAGAGGAATTTGAAGAGGAAAAAGAAGAAGATATTTCCTGGAAAGATATTTCAGGGGAATCAAAGCCTGGATACATTGCTATTGATAAAGAAATAAGCGCGGAAATGAATAAGGAAAATGAAGAGGTAAAAGAGGAACGAGAAAAAAGAAAAAAGTTAAATGAAGAATTTGAGAAAGCACATCCTAATGTAAGAAAAGCATTTAACAGGCAACAGTTGGGAGAAGAAATAGAAGATCAATTATATGATACTGGCATGGATGATTTTGCGCCGTCAAATAGTGATACGCAAGAGAAAGCAAAAAAAGCGCACAGTTCAAAAGAATACATAAAGATTTCTGATGAAAAAATACTATACATTCTTGCGTTATATGCTGAAAAAGCAATATCGGTTGATGATATTTATCACCTGACAGGAGATAAAAAGGGAACAATTAAAGTAATTATTTCTTCTTATAATAAAGTAAAAAGAGGAGAAATACTTTCTCCTAATTACGAAAGATATGAAAAGCTTATCCGCGTTTATCTTGCGCAAAAAGGAGGGATATAGCATGGATTATGGGATATTGATCATTATTTTGGCTTTTGGAATTCCTATATGGATATATCGTAGGCAGTTGTATTATAGCTATAAATATTGCAAAAATTATACGCATCCATTATCTTATGCCAGTAAAATTACGGGATATATTGTATGGCTGGGAATGCTTTTATTTATTTTATTTCTTATACTGGGAAATTTATTGTTTCCAAAAGCTGGATAAAGAATTATTACAATCAGGTATTGCGAGCCATCAAGTTGATTATTACAGTTAAAGGTTGCGAAAAAAAAGCCAAGTCAGTTTTTTTTACAGTTCAAGCATGCGAGCTATATAACAAATTATTACAAAGAGGGATTTGCGAAGCTGAGGATTATTATACCTCTTCATTGCGAGCCATGAACAGGATTATTTCACAGAAAATTTGCGATGACTGAAGAAGAGTTATTAAGAGAAATTACCAGAAGTATCCAAAAATATTTTCCTCCAGGTCCAGGAAGAAAAGCAGCTTTAACAAGTATTGTTAATCTTGTTATAGCCTATATTAAAACAAATGAAATAGAGAAAAAAGAAATAGAAAAAAATTAAGAATAGTGAATAGAGGAGAAGAAAGAAAATGAAGAATCTTGAACCAAAAATATATAGGCAGCGACTTGTTATCGAAGGTCATTACCAAAGGAAAATGGATGAGGAAGTATTGCGTGAATATCTAAAGAAGTTATCGGATATATGTGGTATGAAAATTTTTGCAGGTCCTTATTCATGGCCGCCTGATCCGTTGGATAATCCAAAGGTGACTTTAACAGAACTGAACGGATTTGTTGCGTGGACAAAATCTGGTTGTCATGCATATGTGTTTCGATTTTGTAAATTTTTTACTGTTGATATTTACAGTTGCGCCACTTTTAATACGAAGGTTGTTGTAGCATTCACGAAGAAATTTTTTACATCAAAAGATATAGTGCATAAGAAAATATGATTATTCTTTTGTTATGACAGTAGATTGAGCCAGCCACTGTTTATTATGATCATCACTTGCTTGTATGGTAAATCCCTGCAGGTCATTTGGACTATGTTCTTTATACCATAATTTATAAAGTCCGATGGGATCACGGAAAAGGATTTTTCTGTTTTTACGTCCTGAGTTTCCTGCATGAAGAAATAACTCTTTATTTTTCTCAATAGAACAAGTGATAATTACCAGATCAAACATATATAAAGGATATGAAAATGCATCTGCCAGTTTTACGGTAATATTGGAAAGTCCCGTCTTTGCAATAAATGTTGATGAAAGTTCTATTGCTTTGGGATCAATATCAATACAGGTAATAGGAGCATGATAAAGTTTATTTATAACAATTGCCGTAACAGGCAGTGCTCCGCTTCCCAGATGAACTACATTAGTATTCTTGGCAATCGCGGCCATTTTTCCTTCCCGTTGTATGAGGCCATATTGTTTGGCAATATATTTATCTGCCATATGCATCCCGTTTCTTAAAAATTGCTTTACATATGTTTTCTCAAATCCCCGTTCATATTTTTGCAACTTCTCTCGTATTTGAGGAAGATATGATTTGACAGAGAAATTACTCAATATTTTTTTTGAAAGGGATTCATCGCGGTAATGCGTATCAATAAGTTTTGCCAGCACAAGAGCATATTCTTTCTGAAGTGTTTCTTTCCCAAAAACTACGCGAGTTATAGCGTTAATAATATGCGCTTCTTCTTTCATAAAGAAAGTATAGCATATTAGATAGCGATTGCCAAGTATTACTTCAATATAGTACAATAGATTCATCTATGGGAAGGGTTCCTCATCAAGTTATCTCAAAAAGACGCACAATTACTATTCCTGAACTTGCTGATTTCTTTGCGCTTTCTTATGTGCAGATACGATATCGATTAGGAATATATAATGCAGAGCGCAATGGAAAGGGTATTCCTCGTGTTGATTTTCACAACGTATATGCAGTGCTTGATTTCGTTTTATGGCTAAAAGAAAATATCACATATCAGAAAACAAAGATACGAAAGAAAGGAGGTGTTATACATGAATAAAGCAAAAGAAGAAAAAGAAGAACAGATAGAAGAAGAAAAGCCAGAGCGAATCATCAGAACGCTTGTAGAGGATTATTATGATTTGCAGAAAATGCGGATTGAAACAGAAAATCAGGTGCGGTCATTTATTAAAGGAAACAATCCGACACAAGTAAAATTCTTAAAAGAAACCATTGCCACAACTCTCAAAGGATTGGAAAATACTATTAAGAAAGAGTTAGAAAATTTTTTACAAACACAGCCTATTTATGCGGAGTGGCTAATTCATATTGGAGGTATCGGACCAATTCTTGCCGCAGGGCTTATTGCATGGATAAGAGATAGTAAGCGGTTTGCAACAATTTCAAAATTATGGGCATATGCGGGACTAGCTGCTGGGTATCAGGTGGGTACATGTTCTAGTAAACACAAAATAATAGCATCGAGCCTGCCTGTTGCGTGCCCTATTTTAAAAGATAATAAAGGAGGAAAATGCGAGGCTCCTGTTTCGCTTATTGAGACAGTTACAGGAAAAGTTCCACAGGCAAAAGCAGGTTTTATCTTGCTTCAGAATAGACGCTTGAAAGCGCATATGTGGTTAATTGGCGAGAGCTTTGTAAAGCATAAAGGTGGTTATCAGAATTTATATAAACAATTCCGTTCTGATTATGATGCTAAATGGACAAGTCCAGAGCAGTGCGGCGGTATAGGTTGTCGCAATAAGAAAGAATGTTTAAAAGCGCATCGTTATCAAGCAGCAAAGCGAAAGACAGTAAAAGTATTCTTAGCACATTTGTTTATTAAATGGCAAGAGCTTCAAGGAATGCCAAGAGAAAAACCTTTCATTATCGGGAGAAACGGCCATGAGCATGAAATTCCTGTTGTTGAAAAATAATTGCAAAGAATCATAGTATGACTTGTTTTAGCGTTATAGCATGATGTGTGGTAGTACTTATTGCATTGCGATAGCCAATAATATACATTATTTCACTAGTGTGTTGCGAGCCAGATGGAGATTTATCACATTTAGCTCATGCGCATAGCCAGTTATAATTTTACTACTTATGAGCTTTGCGTAGCCAGATAATGCATTATTACAGGACGTAGTTTGCGTATAGTCGCACCTAAGTTTAATACAAAATCCACTTGTGAGTTGTAAGCCAGACATATTATTATTTCACTGTTTGCCTTGCGAGCCACTAAGAGTTTTATTACATAGCCATAATGCGAGCCATCAGCGTCTTTATTACAGATCAGCGTTGCGAGCCAGGAACACAATTATTTCACTTAAGTATTGCGAATTTATATTTTCCGCACTACACTATTGCGTAATGATTTTGCAGATGCCTGTTTCTCTTCTGAATCAAAAATCAAAAAAAGTGGCATTTGGTGATCTTTCATTTGTTGCCACAATGAAAAAAGAATTACAAAAGGCTCGCGATCCTCTGGGAGTTGGCCTTGCGGCAGTACAAATTGGTATTTTGCAGCGTGCATTTATTACCCATACTTCTTTTTCTTTTCGTGTATATATTAATCCAAAAGTTTCCTTTGAAGGGGAATTGCTGCATGCAAAGGAACCTGAAGGATGTCTTTCTATTAAAGATATCTTTGGATATGTAAAACGATATCCCAAAGTTACTATCTCATATCTGGATGAAAACTGGGTTACTAAAACAGAAGAGAAAACAGGATTTGAAGCAATTGTTATCCAGCATGAATATGATCATTTAGAAGGTATTTTATTTACAGAGCGAGTGCTTTCGCAAACAGGAAAAATTATCCTGCTTGATAAGAGAAATTGTAATTGCTTTTAAAGATATAGTATAGTAAACTATTTTCTTGCTGTACCTTCACGTATATTATGATTTTTACTTCTCTTGTGCAAAAAGCAATTCAGACAGCCTCTTTTTATCATAAAGATCAAAAAAGAAAAGAATCCAATGAGCCATATATTGTCCATCCGCTTGCTGTTGGTATTATTCTTTCTCATGTAACCAGTAATGAAGCTATTATTGTTGCGGGAATCTTGCATGATATTATTGAAGATACGCTCTATACTTCTGATGCATTATTTAATGATTTTACCAAACATATTGCGCAGTTGGTATTAACAGTAACAGAGGAGAAAGATATTCTTGATAAGAAAACAAGGAAAGAATTACTTATTAAAAAAATTGTGAACGCAGGAGAGAATGCTATTCTGATCAAATCAGCAGATGTGCTTCATAATATTGCTGATACTATTCATTGTATTTCTTTTCAGGGAATGCCACGTACTCTTAAGAAAGATCTGTCACTTTGGAAATATCAATTATTCGCAAAAAAAGCAAGAATCGCTTATCCAAGAAATCCTCTTATGCCCGAAGTAGAAAAACAATTACGGTTGCTTAAAAAAATCTGGAAATGAAAGGTCGCTTTTAAGAAAGGAGGAAAAAGAATATGGATTCGGATATAGTAATTATTTGTCAGGATTGTCAAAAAGAATTTAGTTTTTCAACTGGTGAACAAAAGTTTTTTCAGCAAAAAGGATTTGAAAAACCAAAGCGTTGTATTAATTGCAGGAGAATGAAAAAATCTATGTCATCTAAGACAGACGGTAATAGGATGAAAGGAAAAAGAAATTGAATAAAGCAACAAAAGAAGCGATAAAAAAATTTAGGGAAAAGTTTCCATCAATAATGGGAAAGAATGATGTAAAACATTTTCCAAGAGAGGCTTTTTATGATTTAGAACAATTTCTCATCCAAGAATTGGAAAAAGCAAAAGAAGAAACAGTAAGGGAAATAAAGATAAAAATAGAATCCTGCATATATACACAGGAACAAATAAATAAAGAACCTGTTATTAGTATGCAAGATGAAATGATTCATGAAAACAGAGGAGTTTTTAAAGCTTTATATTCCCTTTCAAAAAAGAAGGAAAAAATAAAATGAAAAATCCATTTACTCTATTTAAAAAAGAGCAAAATCAATACGACGAACATAAAGAAGATATGAAGCAAACGGGGAAGGATACGGTAGTAGAAAAAGAAGAACATCGTCATGAATGGCAATTACAATCAAAAACATATGGTGCGCCACAGCGGAATATTCCTTCAAACATAACTGATAGAGAGATACTTGAAAAACTGTTATTTGGTGTTACAAATTTTTTATTCTACTGTGTTATTTGCAAAATATTTAAAAAAGAGGTATTACTAGGAAGTGAGGGAAATAGACTTGATGATATTTTGGATTTGATTGATGCGCATGGAACACCGCAATATATTCAAAGAAACAGTATTACTTATATATGTTCAAGATATATAGCTCAAGGACAAATTCCTTTAAAATAATATGCGATATATTTCTTCAAGAAGAAAAAAAACAACTCTCTCAAAAGCGAAAGAAGCAAAAATGAGAGAGAAAACAACAAAACCGCATGACGCAGCTATTCTCGCGAAAGAAGAAGCATCATCACAAAAAGAAGCGGATCAGAAAGCATTTCTTACTCTTGGATCAGGTCCAATGCTTACTAAGCATAGAACAAATCCAGATCATATTATTCCCGCAAGGCACGCTGCATTTTTAAAAGAATTTGTTAATAATGGTGGTAATGCAACAAGAGCTGCTATGAAAGTATTTAAGACAAGCAATTATAATAGCGCGGCTAGTTTGGGGCAATATTATTTAAAATCTTCCAGGTCTGCAATCCGTGTGTATTTAGAGGAGCGGGGATTTACTTTGGGGAAATTACTGGATTTTCTGACAAAAAAAATGGAAGAATCAAAAACGCCTGAATGGTTTGATCGTTTGATGAAGCTTGCTGATTATGAAGACTTTTTTCATAGAGAACAATCGCCTGGTAAAAGCGTGGTGAATATTATTCAAACAGAAAAAGATATTTTAAATAAATATGTAGATGGAGAAGTTGAAGAACCGCTTGCTTTTATTTCTCCTGAAAGAAAGACAAATAGTAGAAAATGATTTATTACAAAGAATTCATTGAAGATAATTTCCTTATTCTTGATAAAGATACCCAGCAACCAGTTCCTTTTACTTTTAAGCCTGTTCAAGATAAATACTATCAAATATTACAGGAAGAATATAAAACCATGGAAGGATTGCGGGAGTTAATCTTGAAAGCAAGGCAAGAGGGATTTTCTTCCATTATTCTTGCTCTTTTTACTGTAGATTTTATTTTTGTTCCGTATTCTATTTCTATTTGTATTGCCCATCGCAAAGATATTACAGAACTTTTATTTAAAAAAGTAAAATTTTATCTTGAATCTTATTGCACAAAAAACAAATTAAACATTCGCGAGTATTTAAAAACAGATAATAAAAACTTCATTGAATCACGGGTAAAAAACTCTATTTTTTATATCGGAACCGCAGGCTCAAAAGTTGGAGGAAGAGGAGGTTCGGCAAGAAACCTGCATTTCAGTGAGGCAGCTTGGTACCAGGATACGGAACTTATTACAGCCTCAGAAATTGTTGAAGGAACAAGTCAGCAAGTACCGCAGGGGAAAGGAATGATTTTTATCGAATCGTGTGTCTCGGGAGATACTTTGGTGAATACTTCTTCTGGTTATCATAAAATAAAAGATTTTTTCAAAGATAAAAAAATTGGTTACACAAAGATAAATAATCTGCAATTATTGGGTAGATACGGTTATCAGCCTGTTTCTCATTTATATTATAATGGTGAAACAAAAAACTTGAGAATTGAAACGCAAAGCGGATATTCATTAATCGCAACAAAAGAACATCCCCTATTATCCCTTGATAAAAATGGCATAAAAAAAAGCCAAGTTGGTAATCTACAAATAGGTAATTATGTTTGTATTTATGGAGGAGAAAGTAGTTTTGGTAATTATGATTTACAAAATAACTTCCATTCAGAATCCAGAAAAGGTACGCGGTATAATATAAATAAATTTAATCCTAAGCAGGTAAGTTCCCAGAATTTAGCCTATTTCTTGGGATTATTTTTGGCCGAAGGATATGCAAGGCTTAAAAAAAGTGGTTCTTATATTACATTATCCAGTGGCGATAATGAAATTCATGAATCATTACAAAAGATAACGGGAATAAATTGGGTAAGAAATGATATATTTCATTCACGATGTATGAAAAGATCATTGGTCGAATTTATATCATTTCTTGGTTTTTCTTTCGAAAAAGCTCCTTATAAAATTATTCCTGATATAGTATTAATATTATCCCAAGAAAATTTAAAAGCATTTATCCAAGGCATGTTTGATGGTGATGGATGTTCTGAGAAAACGCATGGTGACATATCCTATGTAACAACAAGTAAAAAAATAGTTGAAACATTGCAAATCCTTTTATTAAAGTTTGGTATTTATAGCGCCATCAGAACGCATCCGCCGCATACGGGAGGAAAAATTTATGAAAGACAAATCGGACAAGGACGACAACCTTCTTATCAATTGGAATTATCAGGAAGAAACAGTTTTCTTTTTTATGAAAAAATAGGATTTAAGTTACAAAGAAAACAACAAAATAAAGATAAATTGCCTAAGAATTTTAATAATGAATCAATCCCTTTAATAAGCCAAGGACTATTAAAAGAGTATATAAAAGAACATGAAGCTTCTTATAATTCTTTGCATAAAAGACTATCTACAGCAAGATTATATTGGGGAGGAGGAATTACTCAAAAGAAATTAAAAAAGATATTACATGTAATAGGAGGAGAAAATATCATGCTTAATGAATTGGCATATGCTCCTTATCGATGGGAAAAAATTAAGAAAATAAATTCAATTACATGTGAAACATATGATGTGACTATTCCCAATGGACATACATTTGTCAGTAATGGAATACTTGGTTTCAATACAGCAAATGGCGTAGATAACTTTTATCAAAAAGAGTGGGAACGCGCGCATGAATTTGATAAATACGGCAAAAGGAAAAGTACCTATATACCACGGTTTTTTGGTTGGCAGGAATTCTATACGAAAGAATGGGTTGAGCAGAAAAAAGGTGATTTTGCAACAGAAGCGAAGTGGATGCAAGAATACCCAGGTGATCCCCAGCAGGCTTTTATAGCTTCGGGAACTCCCTTTTTTGATAATCTTATTTTAGAAGAAATGAAGAAAAAAGCGCCAAAGCCTATTTATCAGGGACGGCTTGCTCCTGATGGTATGTTCTTATAATATATACTATATGGCAGATTTTAGAGAACCGCAACCTCCTTTTCGATTATATCGGGAACTTGATCGGGGAGAACAGCTTGTTGTATTTGGTGATCCTGCGGAATCAGGAGATTCTTGTGCAGCGTCAGCTTTTAGTAAAAAATATTTTGATTTTCCTTTTATCTTTAATCAGGTCATTGAATCCTCGCAATTTGGCTATGAGTTGCATAATATGTGTAAATATATTAATAACAAAACAGAGATTTGGCCAAAACTTGCCGTAGAACGAAATACAGGACAAGCAACAATTTTTGTTTTGAAAACGCTTAATTATTCTAATCTTTTTCGTATGGTTGATTTTACCGCACTTGATTCCCATGAAGGAGGAGGAATCGGATGGGTAACAACAGGGTATATGCGAGGTGGAGAATTACAGGGAACAAGAAAAAAAATGCTTGATGATCTGGCACTTGCCTTAAAACAAGGCCAAGTTAAATTATATGATCTGGAGCAGATTGAGCAAATGCAATCATTTATTATTGCCAAAGGAGGAAGAATGCAGGCAAAAGCAAATAAGCATGATGATCTAGTCTTCTCTTCAGCAGGAGCCTGGCAAATTCATTTGGTAACGCCAACGGAATATTTAGACGAATATGATGAACAGTGGGCATGGGAAAACAGACAAAAATGGCGTTTTAAGTAACTTATAGTAATATGGAGATTTATCAATTGGATGGTACTAATAAAAGTATTGCAAATATATTAATTAAATATTTTCAAAGAAAGGAGGGGAAAATGGATCCAACACGAATTGATAAATGCAGGGAGCTTATGGCGCAGGTATTAACGCTTCTTCGTGCGGAGAAAAGAGAAAAGGCGGAAGTTGATGGAGCGCGGGAAGTATCACTTGCGCTCACAAAATTTGAAGAGGGATGCATGTGGATGAGGCGATCTCAATTTGCAGAAAAACCATACAATCCATTATTAAACTTGCAGGAAAAGAAGGAATAAATGGGTAAACTGCCTGAACCAACATACGAGGAACAGAAAAAACATAATGAATTACTATTTAAGGAACACTTAAAGAAAGTGCGTCCTGAACTTTTTGTGCTTATGGATATTCTTGATACAACAAATGTAAATCCTCTTATTGTATGGAAAGTAATCAGGCAATTAAATATGATTGCTATCGGAAGTAAATTTGGTGTTATTACTATTGAAATTAAAAATGGCATAGTAACTTTTGTGCGCGGAGAAGAACATGATAAAGTAAATGAAGAAATTATAAGAAAAGAAGAATGAAGAAAAAACAACAGGCAAGAATATTTGCTATTTCAGATATTCATGGAAACTTTGATGAATTTTATAAACTTTTAGATCTACTTTATAAGAAGGCAGTATTCAATCCATCTTATGAGCATTTGGTGCTTCTTGGCGATTTAGTTGATAGCGGTCCTAAAGTTAAAGATCTTATTAATTGGTGTATTGATTGTCAGAAATCTTTTCCAGATACTTTTCATGTACTGAAAGGTAATCATGAAAGCATATTACTTGATGCATTACGATATAAAAATATATTGTATGGCGATTATTATGTCTGGTGGGATCAAGGAGGTCGTGAAACAATAAGAAGTTATCAATCAAAAGACGCAAATAAATATGAAAAATTGGATTGGCAACAGGCAGAGGAACTTATTGGTCGCAAGCATCTTGATTGGCTTGATGCATTGCCGCTATATTGGGAAACAGATAACTTCTTTTTTGTTCATGGCGGTGTATTGCCAGATATTAAATTAGCAGATCATGATTTTAATGATTCTCATACACAATTTGAAATGATCTGGATTCGTGATGAATTTATTGATAGTAAATTCAACTGGGAAAAAAAGATAATCTTTGGTCATTCCTCAAGAAGGGATAGATTTGGAATGCCACAACCAATTGTTATGAAAAATAAAATAGGCATTAATACTCAACCTCGTTTTGGCTGTGGATATATAACGGCATTGGAATTACCAAAAGAAAAATTCTGGAAATTATAGTCTCCTTATTGACAAAACAACATAAATAGTAGTAAAGTTACTATTAAATGAACAAATTACCCTCGAAAATAAATGAATTTATTATCACATCAAAAGTGGTAAACTTATGTAATAACCTTGGTATTCCTATACCATCAAGATCACAGACTCTTGGTATCTACGGAGAAATATATGCATATGCCTATTTTCAAGGTAAAGCCGATTTTGTTGAGCCAATTTTTCTTAATGAAACAAAAGGAAGAGAAGACCTCCTTCTTAATAAAAAAATAAAAGTTGAAGTAAAAACAGCATTAAAAAATAAAGCTGGGAAGTATAGCCTTATATTAGTAAAAAATAAAAAAAATGGTGAAAACAATTTTGATATACTTTTTTGCCTTTTATTTGATGATATAAATAGCGAACCAACTCTTATAAAAATTCCTCAAGAAAGAATTAAGAAAATCAAAGGATTAAATACAAAAAAAGAATACATTATGTCTCTTGCTAAACAAGAATATATACAACAGAAACCTCTTAATCTTATTGTTTGTACAAAACATGGAGCTTATGAAAAAAGCTGTGGATGTTGGAGAAAAAATTAATGAAAGGAGGTGAATAAAAATTATGTTGGTTAAAAGTTTTCTTGATGACATTAGAGGAGAAAAAAACGGATTCAAATTTGGTCGGCCATGGCACTACCATAAAAATTCTCTTGCTGCGATTCTTCCTATTATCCGCAAATCAGAAGAACAGCGTTCCTATATTACGCTTGTAGAAGCAGCAAATAAAGTAATTATAGAAGATAGCGGATCAATTTCTGAAGCTATTGTTACTAATAAGGGAGATAAACCAGTTTTTATCAGAGCTGGTGAAATTCTCAAAGGATCAACACAGACAAGGGCAGTTGTTATTTCAAGAATTGTTATGCCAAAACAGACTGCGCGAGTTAAAATTGTTTGTGTTTATGCAAGTAAAGGAATTAGTCGGGGTGCAACATTTGCCCATGCTGGATATGCGCCTTCATCTGTTGAGAATATTATTATCAACGAAGCTTATAGGGGTAGAGGTGTAAACGTTAATCAGAGTCAAGTTTGGCAAGGTGTTACCAGTTATTCAGCAAATATTGCTAATTATTCAGATCCTTCAATACGTAGATCATCATCTCAGGATATAAAACGAGGAATAATGGATACTCTTTCTGGGATAGGAGGTGCTGCAGGAGGTGCAGGAGGATTTATTGGATATACTGCTGCCGATACTTCCGATGATTTGGAAGGAACGATGAAAAAATTCAGCATGACTATGCAGGATATTTTCAAATCACTTCCAAAAGTTGATTGGCAAACAGGAGCTGTACTTCTTGGAGTAGATGGCGTGATAGGACTTGAGGTATTTGATCTTCCCGACTCATGGACAGCAATGAAAAAAGAACTTGCCGAAAAAGAAGCAGAACATTTGGTAAAAGAAAACCAGGAAAATGCATTTGAGTTTAAAGAGGAAAAAGCAAAAGGAATGGCAACAAAAATTCTTGAAAAAAAGTTTTCTGAAAAAGATTTATATAAAGATGAAAAAACGAAAACTATTGGTATAGAACTTGCTACCTATCTTGGACAGGTAACATTTCTTGGAGATCATATTATTCATCTGAATATTACGTCAAAAATGTGATATAATGCTTATGGACGCAAGATAAAAAAAGAGCAAGTAACTTTGCTCTTTTTTTATTCTCTATTGACAAGAGAAAAACTATTTGTTAATAATGAGGTCAGGATACGACAGGGGAAATACCTCAGCGTAACCGCTAACTTATAAAGAGTTCCAGAATTATTTTGGAACTCCTTTTTTTTGTGGCGGTTTTTTTTATTATATGGCCGAGATTGCTGTAAATCGAGATAGTGCTAACGCGAATGTGTTGCCAAATGCGCGTGATGAATTAACCGTCTTTACCGAAGTTCGCAGACACGCTGATATTGGATTTAATGATACACAGAGACGAACGCTCGGCAAGCAACGGATTGGTTCTATTTCTTTTAATGAAGCGGATGAAATGTTTCGTTCTTGGATAGAAGAAAATAATTGGCCATATGATGCATTGCTTTTTGATCCTCGCATCTTTACTTTTATTTTTGAAAAAACTTCCCGTCTTATTGCAGCTAAACCAAGAGGAAAACTGCAACCTCGAACTTCCTCTGATATTATTGCGGCAAAAATTAATAATGCAATTCTTGATTCTCAATGGGATTTGGCAAATTATGGAGGAACCATGATTTCCAAATGGTCAATGATGGATATGAATACCCGTAAATACGGTGCTGCTTTCGGACTTAATAAATGGCGATATGAATTAGGAGAAGAAGGAAGAATCCTGTATGACGGACCTGAAATGAAAGTATTAAATAATCGGGATTGCGCATTCGATTTAACAGCGACCACGATTGAAAGTTGTAATTGGTTTCAGGTACGCGAGTATCCAACATTTCAGCAATTGGAAGCAATTAATGATCGCGCAAAAGGAAAACCTGTCTATAAAAATCTGGAAAGACTTCGTGAAGCAATTCTAAAAGGATCACTCGCAGGAGGAGATACAAGGGGAGTAAATTGGATTTCACGAAATCGTCAGATCTCTCGTATTGAACAGGATCCAACAGGAAAAGATTTTGTTTTCAAAACAGTTGAACTTGTTACCGAATATAGAAGGGATAGATGGATTACTTTTGCTCCACGACATGGCGTTGTTATTAGAGATATTCCTAACCCCTATAAAAATTATGAAATTCCTATTGTCATGCTTCGCTATTATGCCATTGATGATGATCTCTATGGTTTATCAGAGATTGAACCTGTAAAAGGACTACAAAAAGCGATCAATGCGCTTTTATGTCAATACGTTGATGAAGTAAATCAAAAATTATATACGCCAATTGCTGTAGGGCCTGGTGTTCGGCAGCATACATTGGAATGGGGAAAAGGTGCTCGTTGGCAAATGAATAATCCTATGACTGATTTTCGATTAGTGGAACCAAATTCCAATGCGGCGCAACTATTTAATCCGACCTATTCTATGCTTGTTTCTGCGATGCAAAATGCATTAGGAGAATCATCGCTTGGTATTTCCAATATGGCTCCATTTCAAAGAGATAAAACGGCAACAGAAGTAAGGCAGATTTCCAATCAATCAAATGCTCGCGATAATTATAATCAGATTTTTCTTGCAGAGGCAATTGAGCGGCAAATGAAACTTTGGTATTCCATGAATCAAACACTTCTTTTTACTGATGAAAAGAAAAAATATTATGTTATGCGAGTTGTAGGAAAGGAAACATTGCAGGATTTGCAGCAGGAAGGATTATCGGAAATGGTTGTTCCTGATGAAGCGTACATGATGCTTCTTGCTCAAGGATCAACAGATACAGGAGCAGGTGTTGCGAACGCAAAAAAAATACCAAAAGTTGCGGTGAATATCGGTAATGAAAAAAACCCGAATTTCGTACCAAAACTAAAAATGCTTCCTGATCAAAAAAGCGCTGAATTATATATTGAGCCACAGGATATGGAAGGAACATTCGATTTTGTTGCCGATGTTGAGACAATGACAAACAATGCAGATGATATGCGTAAGCAGGCAAGACAGGCAGCAATTTCTCTGATTGTTTCTAATCCTAATGTTACAGCACTTTTACAGCAAGAAGGATTCCAGCCAAAATTTAAAGAATTATTTGTGGAATGGTTAGAGGATATGGGATTTAAAGATGCAGATAAATTCTTTGGGCCTGTTGGTCAAAATCCAATACAGCATCCAAATCTTCCCACAAACGGACAACAACAACAGGCAAATGGACAAGCTCCTCCTCCTGAAACGGGAAGTCCGCAAGTAGCAACGCCTAATGGAATGAGACCGACATTTCCACTTGATCGTAATGCGAACGTTTATAGTCCATTTAGTCAATTCGGACAATTTGCGCCAGCACCTGTTGCGCCAGCGCCAAAAGCACAGCAGCAAGGAGGATATTAATATATGCAGGATCAGATTCCTGATTTTGACATTGATAGTGAATACAGAGAAGAAAGAAATAATACGAGGAAAAAAGGAAGAGAATTATCCGCAGAGGAAGAAAAAGAATATCAGGAGGGAATGGCACTTGAAGAAATGATAAAAACAAATACGGGGTGGCAAATTGTTGCGAAATGGCTTGATAGTTTTGCTCATCATACGTGGGCAGATCCTAGAGGAACAAAAGATGAAAAAGAATGGGCATGGCAGGAATTAAATGCATTTCATGCGGCAAATAATGCACGGATATTACTTGATGATATTAGAAAGGCAATTGCCAGAGCCGATTATTTAGGACGAGTAAAAAGAGGAGAAATCGTAACAAAAAGTTTCAAAATATGACAAATATACTCACAACATATCAGGATAGTACGCGAAGGGAAGATATCGCTCAAGGAAGAAAAAAAAGAATAAAAAAGAAAGGAAAAAAGAAGTGAATATATTTTATTTGCCTCAGAGTACTAATAACTCAATATATGAGGAGAAAAGGGGTGAATGCAATGGCCTTTGGGACAGGAAACGCTGGTTCGGCTCCCATTCCTAACCCTTCTATGATTGTTGGAAAATCAAATGCTGATTGGGTAAAAACTTTTACTGTTGGGCAAAGAGCTGCTGTGAAAACAGGGCTTAGTGAAGTAAGTAGTGATCAGCCAGGGCAAAGAGTGGGAAATCAGGATACAAGCCAACCATCGCACGGCTAAAGATAATGCCATACGTGAGAAAGGTTGTTGAAAACTTTCGAAAAGAATATGGCGCAAGAGAAGGATTGCGTAGATTCTTTGCGTGGAAAGGTGCAAATCCAAGTAAATACCAGAAGGGAATTGCAACAGCACGAAGAAAAGGAGACAACATTATCCGTTCATTGGCAAAAGGAACAAAAGGCAAAATATATGGAAGGAGATCAAAGTAATACGCTTCCTCCATTGCCACCAAGTGATAGCGCGAACTTGAATAAAAATACCTATATTGGTGTTTATGAAATTGGCGCAAAAGATTTCTGGGGGAAAAATGAAGTCACGTATCATGAAGTAAAACCATTTTCCCTCTGTGAGCATACATTTATGTTTGCGGAAGAGGGAATAGTATGTAGGAAATGTCATATGGGACTTATTGGAACATGTGATATTCATGACGGAACTCTTTTTATCGCGGGGAAACCAGTCCGCTTTATAAAAGAATAGCACATTTACATCTTGAAGCTAAAAAACAAAATTCACAACCTGCAGTGGATGGTTGCCCCCGCCACTTTTATAAACAAGAGGGCATGATAGAAAGGAGGTGAAGTGAATATGGCAGATCCAGTACCAGCGCAACAACCTGTGCAGCCAGCACAACAGCCAATACAGCCAGTTGCTCCCGTATCTGTCCAGCCAGAATTACCAGCACAGCAGCCAGTACCGCAAGCACCAGTACAGGTGGTTTCGGAACAACCGCAAGTAGTGCAACGGCCAGTGGAGACGGAAGACAAAACGAGGTATGGGCAAGAAATGGATAAATTGAAAGAACATAATCGAAGACTGTTTGAAACAAATCAATTATTACAAACAGAGATTCAACGAAGAATGCAATTTAACCAGCAATTTGCTCCTATCCAACAGCAAGGACAAGTAGTGCCACAGCAACAATTAAATGAAGAAGATTTTGTCACAATAGATCCTTTGACAGGAGATCGATTTATTGATGAGCCAAAATTACGTCAAGCATTAACGCAAGCGCGGCAGGAAGCAACAACGGCACGTACAGTTGTGCAAAATTATATTAATTCATCTGAGCAACGGGAAGTACAACGGCAGGAGAAAGAGACATTCGCAGTTTATCCAGAATTAAATCCTAATTCGCAAAATTTTAATGCGAATATGTCAAATCAGGCAAGTGCATTGATCTTTCATTCGCTTGTTGCTCCGCAGAATTATGGTGGTCGCCCGCTTACTTTTTTAGAAGCGGCCAATATAGTAACAGGCGGACAACAAAAGGGAGTGCCACAGTTACAACCTGTACAGCAAAAAGCGCAACAACAAGGATCACAAGCTCAAGAAGCAAAAGAGCAAGCATCAGTAACGTTGCAATCGCAACCACAACAAGTTCTTCCTTCAAATAATCCAGAACTGGAAACATTGCGAATGCGAACACGACTTGGTGATGAAGAAGCACTTGCTAAAAGAATTTTAAATACTGATCATGTAATGAAACATGAATAGTGTTGGGATCCACACCCCACGCTATGAGAAGTTTTTTCTTCTCTAAAGAAAAATCTAGTGTGGGGTAGGAGGTGAATGATGAATGGCGTGGGGTTTAATTACGTATCAAGATGCGGGACGTAGAGAGGATTAAATTAAGATATTTGCACTTTGACAACTGAAAGGAACTTGATTATAATAATCACATGAATTTTATCTGCTTGATTTGCAAGAAAAGTTTTTTTTCTTACAACAAAAAGAGAAAAACATGTTCTAAGAAATGTTCTGCAATTAATCAACAGAGCAGAATTATTAGGCAATGCGATTTTTGTAAAAAGAATATTTCTAGAGTACCAAATGAATTAAAATATAAAAACATTTTTTGCGATAAAGTATGTCAACATAAATGGCAGAGACAGCATAAAATGAGGTTCTTTCAATTGAGGAATAAGAAATGGTGCATGGAGAAATATAAGGAAAAATCTCTAAAACAGATAGCAGAGGAAATAGGATGTGGAGAAACGATCATATATAAATACTTCAAAATTCATGGGATTAAATTAAACAGAGAACAATGGATTTCAGGCGATAAACATTATCTATGGAAAAATGGCATAACGCCATTTTATAAAATGATTCGTAATCGGAGAAAATACTTTCATTGGCGACAGGAAGTTTTGAAGAATAATTTGTTGCAATGCATTTCATGCGGATCAATTAAAAACCTTGAAGTAGATCATATTAAAAAATTAAAATTTATTCTTGTCGATAATACTATTAAAACTATAGATGATGCGATGCGGTGTGAAGAGTTATGGGATATAAAAAATGGAAGAATTCTTTGTAGATCATGTAATCTTTTACGCGAGAAAAAATACATCTAAAATGGTCCTCTATAAAGCAGGCTAAACGGCGAACGGAAGAACTCCCAACGTCGTACCAAATAAAAAAGGTCTAGAGACTATACACCTGCTGCTATAAATTAAATAATATATAGTAATGAAATAGTCCGATACTCTTAGGAATAGGAGATTAACAATCGCTTATGGATGTACTCGCAGATGTCTCGCCAGATGAAACTCCGCTTTTAACACTCTTTGCCACAAGTACGGCAAGAGGGACGTTACATGAATGGTTAAAATACAATATCACCAGACCAACAACGGTTTCGGCAGATGTTGAAGGTGCGGATATTACGTTCTCTGATTTAACACAACCATCAAGAACAAATAATATCACTCAAATTATCAATCAGGCAGTTCAGGTTTCCAGAACTGAACGCAAAGTAAATGTTGCTGCAATGGGAGATCCATATGCATTCCAAAAAGCAGATGCATTAAGACAGTTGAAAATGAAAATGGAATATGCAATTCTTAATGCGGCAAAAGCATCAGGAGCATCAGGATCGGCAAGACAAATGCAAGGCGTGGATGCCTTTATTGCAACACTTGTGACTGCGAGAAATTCAGGAACATCCTATTCTGAACAGGAACTGAATGATATGGCATCTGATTCATTCAATACAGTGCGTGCAGATAAAGTGTTTGATATGTTACTGTGTACAGTAAAAATCAAGCAGGCAATCGCAGGATTCGCGGGAAATTCAACAAGATATATTGATGCAGCGGATAGACGCTTAACAAAAGATATCTTGGTCTATGATTCAGCCGTTGGTTCTCATAGAATCATGCATCATAGAGATGTCCGTAATAATGCGGGATCAACAACTGTATATGGATTAAGAGAGGATATGCACCGAGTGGCATATCTTGATAAACCATTATTTGATGAATTAGCAAAAGTCGGCGATGCAGATCGCGGACGCTGGGTAACTGAGTTTACATTGGAAGTTCTTGAAGAAAGAAGTGACCAAAAAAGAACGGGGTACGCACAATCAGGATGATGGGTGATGGTCTGTAATGGCAAATGGGGTTATATAAAACGCAAACTTGCTCTTTGGAATGCTTCCCCAAGATATAAAAGAGACACAGGCGAGATGATTGCCAAAATCAGTTTCGCCTACACAAGAAAGGGAAATAAAAATATGCCTGCTGTTGGTTTTAAAAAAGATGTACAATTTAAATTCTATGCGACTCGTTCGGGACTCACGAACGTAAAATCGCTTCGCGATCATATGCGTGCTTATTATGTATTACGGATTGGTGGGCCTGCTGCAAGTGTTAAAACACTTTCGGATTTGGAAAAACAATGGCTTCGTCTTGTTATTACCACGGCAGGTGGAACACCTGTAAGTAATTATTTATCTATGTTATGGAAACAGGCAGTTGCAATAAAAGGATTAACAGCAACAAATATGGTTGAGGAAAATCAAATTACTTACTGGTCATTAGTAACATCAGTAAATGGATTATGAGTGCGACATTTTTACGAAATATTCAACGAAAGTTTTGGATGACTCATACAACAGGCGTTACTGCGCAAACGCCTTTTGGATTACTTGCGCGTATGTATTGGACGCAGTATCTTGCTGATCCGACAATTACTATTGCTAATACCACTTATGCAGATCTACAGATTCGTTGGATGAAAAAATGGATGAATGATCATGGCGTAGCGCCGCCTAATACAAAATATATGCAAGTATTATGGAAATATCTTGTGGGATCAGCAGGAATTGCCCCAAGCAATTTCACCAGAGATAATGAAATTCAATTTTATTTAAACGCGCCGTAAGTATTGACAACAATAATAAAAGAATGATTTAATAGAAGTATAGTCGCTTTAGTAGAACGACTACAAAGTGATCAATAGAAGTTTTCTTTTATCTCTCCAATGATAAAGGATGGACTGTTTTATTGGTCGCTTTTTTTGTGGGATATATAAAGGGTCATTCCCTCGTCGGCGCACGTTCCATACGAACAAGTCGGGAGGTATGTATTTCATAAGAAGAGGCAGGTGAAATCTATGGCAACAAATATTCCTGTAAATAAAAACAATCCAAGTATTAAACCTACAGATCAACCTCTTGGAAAAAATGCGCAAATTGGCACAGCCAATAAAGATGCATTAACAAAAAAAGCACCAGCGTCTATGGGATATAACGTTTTTGATTATACTGATTATTTTAATCCTGATGCTGGTATATATGGAGGGTTTCGTGGTTTTACTGATAAGAAAGGATATTAATGGCATTACTAGATAAAAGCAAACTTCCTGCATATGGTAAAAGTCGATGGGCAATGCGTGGGCAATTGCCAAAAGCAGTTAAAAAAGGAACGGCTATACAAAACGTTCGTAGTGTAAAAACTCCTGTTGGGCAAGCAAAAGCACTAGGTAAAGTACGTCCTGTAAATGGAACAACAAAAAGAAAAGGACAGGCAAATGCACCATTGCCGTCAACAACAAAAAAGAAATTTGGGTATCAAGACTACTTTGATCAAACGGGAAATCCATATGGAGGTTTCCGCGGAATTACTGTTCGAGGGAAAAAGTAGGGATTTGCCAATCGCATACAAACAAGCTATATCTTTTGCAGAATACTTGTTGTGGTATTTATGGAGCAGAAACCAAAATTATATTTATCGATGATCATTAAAGATGATGAGCCTATTGCCATCGTTAAACGATCACTTGATAGCGTTAAAGCATTTGTTGATGCTGTTTATGTAGCAGTTACCTATACAAAAGTTCAACCTTCTGATTCTCCTTTGCTTACTTTCTTACAAGAAGAAAAAGTACATCTTTCTTTTTTCCAATGGATAGATGATTTTGCTGCTGCGCGCAATTTTGCCATAAATCAAGTGCCGAAGGGGTCTGACTGTTTTATTTATTGGCATGATGCAGATGATATTGTTGATAAACCTGCCCTTCTTCCTCAAATTGCTTCTGAAATGTATGCAAATAATGTAGCTGCATATTTTTTCCCTTATTTATATATGGTTGAGCTTGATAAAGAAGGAAATATTAGAGAAATATTAGTGGAGCATAAACGAGAACGGTTAATTAGAAACGATGATACATTCAAATGGATTGGCGAACTTCATGAAACGCTTATTGAACAACGACAGGAGAATGTACAGAAATATATGCGTCCAGATATCAGCGTTATTCATTTATCTGATGATAAACGGATTATGACAAATTTAGAACGTAATATTCGCATTTTAGAAAAAAAATTGAAAAAAGAAGAACATCGTGATCCGCGAACGGTTATTTACCTTGCGAAAGCATATTTTGATAAAGGAAAAGGTCTTGAAGATCGCAATGAACGAAAAATGTGGATTGATCTTTCTCTTGTTTTATTTCGGGAATATTTGGAAGGGGAAGGAAAACCAGGAACAAAAGAGTATCGGGAAGGATCGGGATGGGCAGAGGAACGCTCAACTGCATGGGCATATGTTGCGGATATATTTCGTATGTATAATAAACTGGATCAGGCAATCGAAGCAATTAATTATGCAATTGATGAGGCACCGCAATTTCCTTCTTATTATGTTGACAAAGCAGCATTATATGTTATGAAACAAGATATTTCTCGCGCGCAACATTGGTTACTTTTAGCAACGAATGTAAAAGAACCAGAAACAACAATTGTTACTATGCCTCGTGATTTGAAAGTAAAAGCATTAGAAGTTGATTATCATGTTGCGCTTGCTTCTCAAAAACTGGAAAAAGCACAGCAGGATTTAGAGCTGCTTCTTTCCATTTTGCCAGGAAACGTAGCATTTGAAGAAAGACTTGCGCAAGTAAAAAAACTTATTATGGCAAATCGAGCGTCCCAATCGATTGTTTTTTTAGGAAAATATCTGGAAGAAACGAAAGAGGAAGAAAAAGTTCCCTATTTAATTCGGGCAATCCCTAAAGATTTAGAAGTTGAAAAATTTTCTTCAGAAATGCGTCATCGATTTATGCAACCGCGTCTTTGGGAAAAAAATGAAATTGCTATGCTTTGTGGACCTGGATGGGAAACATGGAGTCCAAAAAGTATTGCAACAGGACTGGGTGGATCAGAAGAAGCAATTGTATATATGAGCCAGGAATTAACAAAGCTGGGATGGAAAGTAACTGTCTATGCTAATCCAGCAGAACATTCGGGAGAATATGATGGAGTAGTATATAAGCAGTGGTATGATCTAAATCCAAAAGATCACTTTAATATTTTGTTTTTATGGCGCGCTGTTGGATTTGTTGACGTTTCACCAAAAGCAAAATACAGCGTACTTTGGATGCACGATATTCCTAATAATCCAGATTTTACACAGGAACGAATTGAAAAAATTAATAAAATTGCTGTGCTTTCCGATTATCATAAATCTCTTTTCAGAATGCAGAAAAAAGACGGCTCTTTTGTAAAAATTCCTGATGAAAAGTTTTTCCGTACTGCTAATGGTATTTCTTTGCAAGATCCGAAAGATTGGAACGGTGATTCCCATAAAATGATTTATGCATCCAGTCCTGATCGGGGACTTATATATCTGTTAAATAACTGGAAAACAATTAAAGAAGCGGTGCCAGATGCAACGCTTGATATCTATTATGGATTTGCTATTTTTGATCGAATATTTGCCAATAATCCAGGACGAATGGCATGGAAACAACAGATGATGCAGTTAATGGAACAGGATGGTATTACCTATCATGGCCGAGTGGGACATAAAGAACTGGAAGATGCTTTTGCGAAAGCGGGTATATATGCATATCCAAGTGACTTCCAAGAAATCTCGTGTATTTCTTTAATGAAAGCGCAAGCGTTGGGTGCAGTACCAGTTGTTACAAATTATGCAGCGTTAAAAGAAACAGTGCAAAATGGAGTAAAAGTTGATTGCGATATTACTACTTCAGAGGGACAGAAAATATATATACAAGCACTTATTGATATGCTCAAAAATGAAGAAGAGCAGAAAGAGATTAGAAAGACAATGGTACCATGGGCGCGTGAATATTTTCCATGGAATAAAGTTGCGCATGATTGGGATAGTTTATTTACCAAGGAGGTGAAAGAATAATGGATACATTTGTAAAATTGCCAAGAGGTAAATGTTTTGTTTGCGGAAAAGAAGTTCCGATTAGATCGATTCGAGAAAAAAATAAAGCGGTATTTTGTTCGCGAAGTCATGCATCGCTAGGGAAATATAAAGCACGATATTCGGGAGCAAATGCAGGGCCAAGTGATCGGCCTGAAAATATTTTAGATAAAGCAAAACAATTATGAGAAAGGAGGCGCATTTATGGTAGGTCCTAATGAGATAACTTCTACTGATGTTTTGCAAATTGCAAACGCACTCGCTGTTGCAACAGGAAGTAGAATAATGTCGCAGGAATATGCAAAGGAAATATGGATGCAATATCTGAAAAAAGCAGGATACGCTACTGTTCGTGAAAAAAATACGATGACGGTAACAGGAACAAGAATGGAAGGAAATGAAGTAACGGTAATAAAACAGGGATGAAAGGAGGTGACTATGGCACGATTAAAAAAACTTGATCCTGAATGGAAACCAGCAGAAAATCCATATTTAAAAGTTGGAGGAATAATTGAAATCACTGATTATTCACAGCTTGTAAGGCAATCAAAAGCAATTCTTGTTGACGAGAGAGGAAATGAAATTCCTCTTCCTGATGAGATATTAGTTTGTCCTGTGTGTTTCAGAAAAATTCAAGGATCACTTAATGAATTTAGTAAACATATTCAAGTGGATCATGCACCAAAATCAAAAACAGGAATGATGGTAGTAGAAGAAATAAAAGAAGAGGAAACAGAAACAACGCAAGCACCTTCTCCTCTAATGAAATCGGCAGTAGAAATTGCAAAGGAAAGAAGATTAGAAGCACTCGCTGTGGCGAGAGGAAAAACAATATAGTATGGAGAAAAAACTCCTTTTCGTTTTTGATTTTAAATATCCCGAAACTTTCTTAATGGGTAGTGGATTATGGGCGGCAATAGAATTATTGCAACAGGATTTTGCTATCGAGAAAATAAATATAGCGGTTGAAAAACCACATGAAACACTTTCAGATTTTGTTTTGGGCTGGGGAGCATTTAATAGTCGGGTAGATCGTATGTTACAGACTTTGCCTTCTGATATTCCCAAAGGTCTTTGTATCGCAGGCAATTCTTTTCCTCCTGATGGCATGGAAAAATATAATGTATTATTCCATGAAACGATGTTTGGAAAAGAACAGATTAAAAATCATCCACATACTGTTCATGCATTTGGCGTGAACACCGATATTTATTGGGGACATTCATCAGTGAAAATTTGGGATTATCTTACTGTTGGCGCATTCGCTTCTTGGAAGCGGCAAAATCTTCTGATAAAAAAAACAGGAACACGCTTTGCAATCGGGGAAATTCAAAAAGGAAATATTTCAGAATCCATGAATATTATTGCAGAATTGTTATTAGAGGGAATCGGAATAAGTGATATGGTAATGCCTGAAAATTTGGCAAAAATATATAAGTTAGCAAAAGTAGTATATATTCCTGCTAACAGCAATGGAGGAGGAGAACGAGCAGTCCTTGAAGCACGCGCTTGTCGTATTCCTGTAGAGGTAGAATCCGATAATCCAAAACTTATAGAATTGACAAAATCCCCTTTGTGGGATCAATGGTATTACATGGAGCAATTAAAAAAAGGAATAAGTAATTATGTATGAAAATAGCATTTGATTTTAATGGTGTTATGGATACATATCAGCAGATATTACTTCCTTTTATTGTCTTATTAAAACAATCGGGCCATCAGGTAGGATTATGTACGGGAAATGCTAGTGGGGTATTTCCCAAAGAATATAAAAATTTTTGGGATTTTACTATTTTTTGTGAAGGACCAGAAGAAGAGATGCGATTAAGCAAGAGAGTTGCAACGACACATGAAGAGAAAATGAAATATTGGAAATCAAAAGCACTACAAGAACAAAAAGTTGATCTTATTTTTGAAGATCATGCAAAACAAATAGAAGGAGTAACGGCAGTTCAGATTGGAATGCCGCAGAAAACAACCTATGATACCGCTTCTAAGACCGACAATTGATGAGCAAACAAAGCAGGAATTATTGCAGGTTCTTGATTCTGGCTGGTGGGGTCAAGGGCCAAAAACTTTTGAATTTGAGAAAAAATTTGCTGATTATGTTGGGGCAAAGTTTGCTATCGCAACAAATTCAGGAACAGCAGCTCTTGATTTATGCCTGAAAGCATATGGAATAAAAGGCGGAGAACTTATCACAAGTCCTATGACATTTGTTGCTGATGCCATTGTAGGAGAATGGAATGGAATGGATGTGACATTTGCCGATATTGATGAAGATTCATTATGTCTTTCTCCAAAAACACTTGAAATAACGCAAGAAACAAAAGCAATCATTGTTATTAATTCTCATGGAAGACTTGCTGATATTGACGCAATCCGAGAAAAAGCAACAATAGCTGATCCTAATGGCATTGCAACGTTTTGTCCTCTTATTATTGAAGATTGCGCTCATGCAATGTATACGCCTTCTGCTGGACAAAAAGGAGATATTGCTATATGGTCTTTTCAGGCAGTAAAAACTTTACCCACAGGCGACGGAGGCATGATTTCAACAAATGATGAAAAAATCTATCAAAGATTACGAACGCTTACATGGCTTGGTATTGAAAAATCAACATATGAACGAGTGGAGAAAAAACGCTATACATGGGATTATGATATTATACAAGCAGAGGGTACAAAAGCATATATGAATGATTTAACAGCGGTAATTGGTATTGGGCAATTAAGACGCTTAGAAGAAACGAATGCAAAGCGCCGCGCAATTCAGCAAATGTATAATACTGCTTTTTGTGATATCCCCCAGATTACTATTCCTATGTATTCGCATACTGTGCAATATTATACAATGCAATGCGATAATCGGGATGAGTTATCAAATTATTTAGCAGGAAAAGGATACGCAACATCAGTGCATTTTAAGGTATTGCATAAAATGACATATTGGCGTAAAGCTATGAAGAAACCACTGCCAGTTGCAGATAAGGTATGGAAAAGATTATTGACATTACCCGTTCATAATGCATTGACATTTCAACAAGTTGAAGAGATTATTACCCATGTAAAAACATTTTATAAACAATGAACAATATTCTTTTTACTGGCGCTCATGGATTATTGGGAAATTATATGCTTCCGCTTCTTGAGGAGCTTGTTGATGGAAAAATAATTACTCCAACGCATCAGGAATATGATCTTTCACATCCCATTCTTCCTGTATATAAAGATCTTGCTTTTATTATCCATGCTGGCGCATATACATCTGTTATTGGCGCAGAAACAGAAGCAGCTATTTGTTTTGAAACAAATGTGGGAGGAACATTGCGATTGCGTCATGCATATAAGGATACTCCTTTTATATATATATCAACAGAATATGCAGCGCATCCAGAATTGAATATTTATAGTTGGACAAAAGAACTTGGCGAAGAAATAGTAATGCGCATTGCCACTGCTCCTTATTTAATTATCCGCACTTTATTTAAGCCTGTTCCTTTTCCTTTTGAAAAAGCATATGGTGATCAATGGACGCAGGGAGATGAAATAACAACGATTGCGCCGCTTCTTGTCGGGAAAATTACGCAATGGTATAAAAATGATTTTCCCAACGAATTCTGTTACATTGGCACAGGAAGAAAGCGGATTATAGATATAGCGCGAAAGAGTAACCACGCAATAGAAGAAAATTCTATTCATGATATAGAAGGAGTAACTCTACAAAGCGATTATGAATAAAGAACCAAGAATTTCTATTGTTATTCCTCATGTGCCTGCAAGCAAACAATTGGAGGAGTTATTGCAGAATTGCATAAAAAGTTTAGAAAATCAATCATATCATAGATTGATTATTGTAGTGAATGATGCAATTGGATATGGCGCAGCTTTTAACCGCGGATTTTCTGTGGCACAGGAAGATTTTATTATTGGTGTGTCAAATGATACAGAACTTATTGACGGGAATTTGCAGGATATGTGTGATCCCAAAGCAGTTACCTATGCTTCTGATGCGCAATGGGGATGTTTTTTCTGTCTTCCTCGTTTTGTTCTTTCTACAATTGGAGGATTTGATACCCGAATTGGAAAAGCATATTTCGAAGATGATAATTATTTAAGCCGTCTTAAGCGTGCTGGCATTCCTGTTAGGCGAATACCTACTATTAAAGTATTTCATATAGGAGGAGTGACAGTAAAAACAATTGGGAATGAAAATGAATTTATGAATAAGGCGCGTCCTATTTATGAACAAATTGAAAAAGAATTAGATAAAGGTATGTCACTTTTTGTTCCATTAATATAAATGTCCGCATCAAAAATATCATTATCGATAATCACCCCAACGATTAGACCAGCTCGTTTACAAATTAACCTTACGGCATTACAAAAACAGTCATTTAAAGCATGGGAATGGATTATTTGTGCACCTGCTACATTAGAAGATGAAATTAAAAAAGTCCTGGGAACAACTGTTACTTATTCTTTCTTAGGTAATCCACCTTTACAAAAAGGACAAGTTTGGGATTTAAACTTTTCATATAATAAACTTTTTAAAGCAGCAAAAGCGGAATTAATCGTGAGTTGGCAAGATAGTATTTGGGTTCCTTCCACTGGATTACAGCAATTTTGGGATGCATATCAAAAGACAAAAGGCGCAATAAGCGGAGTTGGTGATCAATATGAGACAGTTGATGAATTCGGAAAACCAATTATCAAAATATGGTCTGATCCTCGCAAAAGACAGGATTTGGGAAGTTACTATGAAATTAATTGGATTGATTGTGAATGGAATTGGTGTTGTGTTCCAACAAAAGATATTTTCGCCGTTGGAGGCTGTGATGAAAATTTAGATTTTATGGGATATGGAGGAGATACATTCCAGTTAACAGAACGATTACATGAACAAGGAACACGTTTTTGGATTGACCAATCCAATGAATCATTTACTCTTCGTCATACACGAGAACGATCTGATTGGGATCAAAATTATGTTCTTTTTACAGGCGCATATCAAAAGCGCAAGCAGGAATTAAAGCAGCAAAATAAATGGCCGATTCTTGACTTCTTAAAAGAGTAAGTTATAATCACAATAGCTTTAAAGCAAAGTACTTGCAGGAGCTGATAACTGTTTAATGTCTTTTATCAGCTCTTTTTTTTATTGTATGACTGATACTACAACTTTAGCAAAAGAAGAACAAAAAATACCGCCTCAATCTTCTTCTGTGGAAACAAAAGAACCACAACAGCAAAAAGAAGAAGTAAAATCAGAAGAAAAAAAAGAAACAAAAGAACAAGTTCTGGAACAAAAAGAAAAAGAAGAAAATATAGAAAATCTTATTCCTATTGAGCCGTATCGCCTTTCCCCTTTATTTTATGAAATTGCTCATTATTTTGGCATTGAAGAAAGAGATTATGATGGAGCAAAAGATGCACTTTCTCTTATTACTGAATGGGCAATTCATGAAACAAAAACAAATAGATCAGAAGAATTGCTCTTAAAGATTCGGGAACTTGAAGATGCAATTCGGAAACCCGAATGGGGAGAAAGACGATATGCAAATGTTTATCGGTATTTACGACTTGAATTGCAACAACAAGCATTGAATAAAGCAAAAGCAGCATATAAAAGATAAGGAGAAAAATGGCAACTCCCTATGGAAGAATTCCAACTCGCAATACAAATGCACAGGCGCAGCCAGTAACAATTTCTGGAAATATTACGCTTGTTGCAAATTCAACAATTAATCTTAATCAAGTAGGAGGCATTGGTATTACACTGGGACAGAAGGTAATGGCTTCTTCAATTCCTGTTGTTATTGCTTCTGATCAAGGTACTCTTACAGTTTCTCAGACACCAATGGCAACAGGTGGAAATACGCTTTCAACCAATTTTGTTGATGCTGTTACAGCAAAGACACAGGTAAAAGGATCAGCGGGAAGACTATATGGTTGGCATTTATATAATCCAAATACAAGCACTGTTTATGTGCAAATGTTTGATAATATTTCTACAGGAGTTACGTTAGGAACGACAACGCCAACGTGGGTAATAATTATTCCAGCAGGAGGAGTAATTGATGATCCAACGCTTAGCATTCCTTATCCGTTTGGAACAGGATTTACTTATGCGGTAACAACAACATCAAAAGGAAGCATAGCGCCATCATCGGGAATAACAGGAAATTGGAATTTTATGTAATATGGGATTATATGTACCACCAGCCATAGGAGGATCTTTAGTTGGATCAACGCCTGGATCTGTTATTTTTGCTGATGCAAATAATAATTTTGGGCAAAATAATAGTAATTTATTTTGGGATAATACAAATAGCAGATTAGGTATTTCTACAAATAATCCCTTAGCTCCTATACATATTATTCTTCCCAGTGATACGACAGCGCAAATTATTAGAGCATTTTCTACCCAAACGAATATTATTTCTCAATGGCAAAATTCTGCGGGGAATAGTATGGTGGAAGTTGATAGGGATGGAACAGTGCGTGTTCTTTCTGATGGAACCAATGGATTTATTCTTGATGGTTCAAGATTAAGTCCAGCAAGAAATGTGTGGAATATTAAGCAAGGATCTGATGGGACATTTCTCTTTGACCAGAACGGACAAATGTCAGGACGATTCAAACTTGGTGGTGCATCTTCTTCCTATTATTTTGATTGGACTCCTGATTATTCAACAAGTTATTTTAAAGTTAGAGGCGATAAACAGGTTACTACTGCAAATAATACGGTAGATGACAATTCAGGCAATGCTGGCTTGAAGGGTAAGATGAATACATATAATAATATAAGCACTACAGGGTGGGGTACTCCTGCTATCTATGGACAGGGAAGACAAACAGCACAAGCAGGGGCAATTGCTTCGTTAGCATCCTATACAGTGGGTGCTTCTGATGGGAGTTTCATTGTTTCAGGAAACATTCTTATTACCGCTTTTACTGCTGGCACAATCTCAATGACAGTTGCATATACAGATGAAGGAAATACAGCCAGAACTCTCACGCTTAATTTTTCATCAGTAGGAGGAGTATTAGCTACAACAGCAGGAGCCGCAGGAGCATTTGAGGGTGTACCACTTCATATACGGGCAAAGGCATCTACCGCAATTACTGTAGCGACGACTGTTTCTGTGTTCACTGGAACATATAACTGTGAATCTGTAATTGCTCAAATTGCATAATGTTCCTGTAAATGTTATTGTGTAGAATAAGAACATGAATTATTATCTAATTTCTGAGATTCTTGCGAATCAATTACTTGCCTATTTAGTGAAACGTCCTTATGAGGATGTTAATAGTTTTATTCTTCAATTACAGCAATTGCAAAAAGTTACCATTAATCAAGAGAAAGATAATCAAAATAACAAAAGTCTGGAAAAAGAAAAAGATAAAATGATCTCGAAGAATATTGACAAGCAATAATTGGTGTGTTTTAATCACACAAGAAGTCTAACGACAGGCAAAATCTGCCGCGTAAGATCCTATTTTTTAAAATAGGGTCTTTTTTTTATGAAAAAGCATTGTAAACAATGTAAAAAAATATTGTATGGGCGGAATAAAGATTTTTGTTCACGTATATGTCGGGGAGAATCACAAAAATTGGGTAAATGGATTATTTGTAAGACATGTGAGAAAGAAATTCGTTTGCCTTTATTCCGACTAAGAAAAGGTGCGAAATTTTGTGGAATAAATTGTTATGGTGCATGGAGAAGAACAATTACATTGTCAAAAGAGCATAAAAGAAGAATAGGTATAGCTGGTAAAGGAAGAATTGTCGCAAAAGAAACTAGAGAAAAAATAAGACAAGCTAATATGGGGAAAACATGGTCTGAGGAGAAGAAAAAGAAAATGAGCATGATTAAGCAAGGTGTTAAAGATAAGAAAACTTGGAAAGGATTTAAAAATTCTCTTAATAGAAGAGATAGATTAAAATTTCAGAGAGAAATACAAAAACAAATATTTCAACGAGATAATTATACTTGTCAAATATGTGAAAAAAAAGGAGGCATTCTTCATGTGGATCATATTCAGTCTTGGTCAGAATATATTGAACTTAGATTTAGTATGAAAAATTTAAGAACACTTTGTCGATCTTGTCACTATTTAATTACTTTTGGGAAAATTATGCCCCTTGAGAGTAAATGGGGTATTTCTTTTATGCCTCATAACGAAAAGTTAAATCATGAGGAGAAAGGAGCGTGATTTTTTACGGCGACGCGTATCGTTAACATTTGGGCAAATACGGGAGCAGATGTAATGTCATCGGATTCTGCCCCTACCCAACGATTCTGGAATACAGGAACAGGACAGGCATTGCAGGCAGATGGAGAAGGAGTTGTTGAATCGCTTTTAGTAACGCAAAGATCTTCCATGATTAGTACTAATGCGACAATTGCACCTTTGAGAATTATTGCCTCTATGGCTTCTCAAGCAGTATTTTCCGTTGGAGGCGTGTTTATTTCAACCGCATCCATGAATCTTTCGGCAGGACAAACGGCATTTCATATTCCTGTCTATCATGATTCTCAGAAAATCTGGGGATTTATTGCAGTTTCAAAAGGAGTTGCCTAATAAATATTACAAAAAAATATTGTGTTTTTACTCTGTCTCACCAGTTGGGACAGGAATAAGGACAAAATATGGTAGAAAGAAGATGTATTATTTGCGGCAGATTATTTTTAGCAAGACGTAATCATGTAAGAGATGGTGGGGGGAAATACTGTACGAAACGATGTTACTGGGTAACGTATAGAAATCAGAAAAAACCGCCAAGTGATCTTATGTGGCGACTTCATAAAATAAAAGAAGAAGGATTTATTTAGAAAAGGAAAATAATATATGGCTCAGATGACTGTTTCACAAATTATGTCCGCAATTGCTGCAACGGTTAATCAGGATCCGACAGCTCCTGCATCAGGAAGCACTGATTATACGTTGTGGATCTATTTTATGCAGCGCGCGCAACATGAATGGCAGGAGGCTCATGATTGGGAAGAAACGCGGAAAGGTTTTTTTCCTGTTATTACTTCGACTTCTGTTGCTACTGGTTCCAGTTTAACCATTCCTATGCCGACTGATTTTTATAGGCTGGCAGGGCCACCGATTCTCTGGACAAATTTTCAAAGCGGAAAACCATGGCCAGAAATTATTCCTGAAAAAAGAACTATGCAATCATTTTCTGATAGTTATTTTTATATGCTTGGCGATTTAAATAATGGATATAACATGATCTGGAATCCAGGAACATTATCTTCAGGTGTGTCAGTTGAGGTTCCCTATTTCTATATTGCACCTTCTTTGGCCTCAAGTGGACAAATTCCTGTTATGCAAAATCCTGAATTTTTAGTTGATAGAACAATTGCCTATGTATTAGAAGCACGATATGATCCCAGATTTCAGGAAATAGAAACAAAAGCGCGAGAAAAATTGTTACTAATGATTTCAAATCATGATGCGAGAAAGTATTCTTCTTTTGCAACGCCTGATTATGTAAGTAATGCTGGAAGAAAAATGGGTTTCCGCCTAGGTCGAGATTGAACTATAGGATATTATGATATGCTTACGATACTGTTTATTGTGCAAAAAGGAATTTAAGAGGCAACTATCTCCTGATAATATAAAAAGGGGGAAAGGGAAATATTGTAGTAAAGTATGCTGCCGTAAACATTTTGATCTTTTAAGAAAAGAGGGGAAAATTAAAATATATTATGAAGGATTAAAATTTGGCAGATTGGGTAAAAATATCTTGGATAAAGAATCTTTTCGAGAGAAAATTTCTAAATCGCTTTTAGGGAAAACTGGAGAATTATCAAGAAACTGGAAAGGCGGAGTTAATCCCATCAACAATAGTATTCGAAGAAGAAAAATATATAAAGAATGGAGAAAGATGGTATATGAACGCGATAATTATACTTGCCAAATATGCGGAATAAGAGGAATAGAACTCCACGCAAATCATATTAAGAAATTTTCAGATTATCCAGATTTACGTTTTGAAATTAATAATGGAATAACATTATGTAAACGATGTCATCAATTAGTAACATGGAATGAGCAAGAGTGGGAAAGTTATTTTAATTTTTGCTGGGAGAATAAATTTCTACAAAAAGGAGGAATAATTTAATGCTTTCAGCTCTCAAGGAGCCACCCTTTAAGGTTCCAAAACAAAATACCATTAGCTGGAATACATGGAGAAAGGGATTAAATACACTTTTCCGCGAAACAGAAATTGATGCCGCAGAAGTTGTGCAAGCTACTAATTTACTTCTTGTTGGCTCTGGCGTACCGACAAAAAGATGGGGATCCCAAAATGCGTTTCTTGCTGGGGCTACAGGTTATGGAAGATTTGTTTTCTTCGCAAAAGATGCCAATGAGAATATTCAGATTCTTGCAATGACTGATTGGGGATTTCTTGTTAAGCAGACAAATGCTTCCTACACCATGTTAACGGGAGTGTCATGGGCATCAGGATATAACTTAGAAGGTGCACAATTAGGAGGAAATGTTTATCTGGCCAATCAAAATCGGAGTTGGGTTCGTTATGATTTTACTTCGCTTATTAATTTTCCAACACTTGCTATTCCAACAAGCCTTTCTGCAACAATGCTATCTCTTGCATCGGGTCCACTTACTGTTTCATGGCGAGTTACGGCTGTTTCAAAATCAGGAGGAGAAACAATTGGATCAAGCGTTATTCTCGCATCTATTATGCCGCAAGATCAAACAGCAACGCGAATGCGGTTGAATTGGATAGCGACAAGTGCTGCTTCTGGTGATTTAGTCGGATACAATGTTTATCGGGGACCACAGGGAAGTGAAACATGGATTGGAGGCGTTGCAGGAACAACGACAACATTTGATGACTTAGGAACATTAAGTACGCAGCCGTTTCGTACTGTTCCGCTTTCTGATACTACAGGAGGTCCTGTTGCAAAATATATTATTCGCTTTCAGGATCGATTAATTATGGCAGGTATTCCAGGTGCTCCGACAAAAGTGCTTATTTCAGGCCGTTTTCCTCAACAGGAACGCTTTGATTGGTTTGCAGGCGGAGGATTTATTCTTATTGAGCCTGATAGCGGTGAGTCGATTACAGGCATTGCTGTTTACTATAGATCGCAAACATCAACGCAAACTATTGTGGTATTTAAAGAACGATCAGTATGGGAATTATCACTTGATAGTATTCAATTCGGTAGTTATTTAATTCTTAACCCAACATATAGATTGTTAACGCTTTCACAGGGATGTACTTCGCATCGTTCTATTCAACCTGTAGAAAATGATTTAATGTTTGTTAATAGACGAGGCATATATATCTTGCGGTATGAACCGCAATTGTTAAATGTTATTAACGCAAATGAAATTTCAGCAAAAATACGGCCTTTTTTTGAAGGATTATCTAATGCCGATTTGACAACAGCCTGCGCAATCTATGCGGATAAAAAATATGTTCTCGCATTTCCTTCAAGTCTGCAAGCAATTATGTATGATCGGGAACGGTTATGTTTCTTAGGGCCATGGATAACACCCTTTGGTATTAATCAATGGGCGCAATATGTAGATTCGGGAGGAGTAATGCGTTGGCTTGCTTCTGATTCAAATGATCAACAAGTAACAGAATTTCGAAAAACACTTCCTGATGATAAAGGTACAGCAATGCGCACTGTTTTTAGAAGCCGTAAAGAAGATTTTGGTAACTGGAATATTTTTAAAACTATTAATACATTGTTTCTTCTGTTTAGAAATGTGCAAGGATCGGTGAATGTCAATATTTATCTGGAACAACGAAGCGGAGCAGTATTATTGACAAAAGCATTTACTATTACCTCAGCGCAGGGAGCAAGCGGATTTGGAACAAATGAATTTGGATTAACAGAATTTGGGTTATCAAGTACAAATCCCGCTGTTTCTTCAACGGAATTACCAAAAAAATCATTTTTATATAAAACGGCGCGGACAATTCAAATTGAAATTATTACAACAGGTAATACCGATTTATATGAACTATTGGGAGTGCGCAGTTACGCAATCCTTCAACCACAAGAGAATTCGCCAAGTGCATGGATAGCGTAATTGACAACTTCTTTTGTTTGTGTTTTAATCAAGAAAATTCTTAAAGAAAAGCGAAATACGCTTTATGAGAAGACCAATTTGTAAAACGTAAAACAAGTTGGTCTTTTTTTTATGAAAAAGAATTGTCGGATTTGCAATAAAGAAATCATAAAAGTTTCTAAAATTAGTAAAAAACAGTGGAATTCCAAAAAATATTATTCATGGAGTTGCCGTGCAAAAGGAGTTGGTTTAGATCAAACAGGTAAAAATAATCCCCATTATGATAAGCATAATAGTTCTTGGAATAAAGGGAAAAGTTGGTCTAATGAATCAAGAAAAAAAATGAGTATAGCGCATATCGGAATGATTTCACCACTTAGGGGACGAAAAAAGAAAAATACAGTATGGAATAAAAATAAAATTGAATGGAAGAAATGTATGGAATGTGGAGAATTAACTAGAAAATGGAAAAAATATTGTTCTTTGGATTGTGCTAAAAAAAGAGAACCATGGAATAAACAAAAATCAATTGATAAAAATTGTATTATTTGTCAAAAATTATTTCAAACCACAGGAAAAAATAAAAATAAGATATGTTGTTCGGATACTTGTTCAAAAATTCAATCAGGAAAAACAAAAAGTGGAAAAAACCATCCAATGTTTGGAAAAACTCATACAAAAGAAGCTCGAGAAAAGATAAGCCAAGCACATAAAGGAAAACGTGGTTGGAATTATAAAGGAATAACGCCGATTAATAAACTAGAACGGAGAAAATTTAGAACAGAAATGCAACATCTTGTTTTTGAAAGAGATAACTATACTTGCCAGCTTTGTGGAACAACACAAGATTTGCAAGTAGATCACATTCAACCGTGGGCAGAATACGTAGAACTCCGATTTAAAATGGAAAACTGTAGAACAGTTTGTGCAAAATGCCATTATTTTATAACTTTTGGTAAACCAATGCCTAAGGAAGTAAAAGGATGGGGACATAATTTATTAAAGAAAGGAGGAAATTAATATTTCTCAAAAACTTTGGAGCGCGGCCCTAGCAAACGCAATAAATACAACTTTGAATGGTAGCATCGGTTCAGCAGATGCAACAGTCACGCTTAATTCTGTTGCAAATCTGCAATCTCCTGGTGTTGGCGTTATCGATAGAACTGATGGTGCGGGAAATGCGACTCCTTCACTTCGGGAATATATTACCTATACGGGTATATCTGGCAATCAATTAACAGGAGTGACAAGAGGTGTTGCGTCATCAACAGCACAAGCGCATAATTCAGGCGCGCAATTTGAAGAAGTCATGTCTATTACTCATTGGAATGATATGGTTTCTTTCATGCAAAATGAACATGATGCAACAGGAAAACATGTTATTGCCACAGCAACAATTAATTACACAGAGACAAAACAATTAGTTGCTACTTCTCTTGCATCTCTTGTTGTTATGCATACATCAACATGGTTTGATGTATCAGGCGCATCAGTAAATGGATTATTTCCTCTCCATCCGACATTTGTTGTCACAGGACCTTTATCGCTTGCGACAACTGGCGTTGGTCCTGCTCTTCCTATGCCTCAGCCTGCAATGTTTAAATTTTTATCAGCATCGCTTAATATTCCTCCGTCAACTTCCTCTTTAGTATTAAACTGGAAGAAAAACGGTACCTCTATTATCGCTTCTAGTAATGTCCTGGCAATTTTAGCAGGAGGTACTTATGTCTCTACCTCTTCAATCGCAACGCCATTTTTTGTAGCGGGCGATATTATGACGCTTGACATTTCAAACGGAGGTGGGGGAAGTTTAGGGTTAAGTGTTCTGGGTCGTGCTCAATAGTATAAAAATATGGCATTAAGTTTACAACAACTGGTTATTGCAGGTGGCGGTGGAGGCGGAGCAGATGCTTTTGGTGCTGGTGGTCGTTCCGCAGGCGGAGGAGGAGCAGGAGGATTTCAATATAACGCGGCTGCTACAATAAATCCAGGTACATATACAGTTACTGTTGGTGGAGGTGGAGCAGGAGGAGTAAATGCTCAAGGCTCAGGTACAAAAGGAACGCAAGGCAGCAATTCTTCTTTTAATAGCGTTACTTCAACTGGTGGCGGTGGAGGCGGAGGCTCTGATAGCAGTGCTGTTTATGCTCCTACTACTGGCGGATCAGGAGGAGGAGCAGATCATGCAGATACAGGTGCTGCTGGAACAGGCGGACAAGGAAATGCAGGAGGAAACGGATTTGGTTCTAGTCCCTTTAATGGTGGTGGTGGAGGAGGATCAAGTGCAGTAGGAGCAAATGCAAGTAGTGGTGTAAATGGAGCAGGCGGAGCAGGTACATCTAATTCAATTACTGGCTCTGCCACTACTTATGCAGGCGGTGGTGGCGCAACAGGATCAAATGGCGCAGGTGGAGCAGGCGGATCAGGCGGTGGAGGAGGGGGAGCAGCAGGCGGAGGTGGCGGAGCAGGTACAGGCGGAACTGCAAATCTTGGTGGAGGAGGCGGAGGAGGCTCCGCAGGAAATGGTGGAGCAGGAGGAGCAGGAGTTGTAATTATTTCTTATGTTACTGCTGATTGGTCTGCTTATACAATTACCAACGCAGGTGGATCAGTAAGCATATCGGGAGCAAATACAATTATAACATGGAATAGTAGCGGGTCGCTTACTATAGCAACACCAGGAGTTACATTCAGTCAATCATATTCTTTTCTTATGTAAAAGAAAAAACTATTGACAAGATACATTGATTATGTTTTAATCAAAAAAGAAACTTACCAAGAGGCGAAAACGCTTTGGCAAGACCAATTTTTCATAATTGGTCTTTTTTTTTGGAAAAAATATGAATCCGAATAATCCATATCTACAAGTACTTTCACAAATGCAGCAAGGACAATCAGCGAATGTCGGCGGACCAACTGGTCCTGCGACACTTGGCCGAATGGCACCTCAAGGAGCACCTGCAATGCAAGGAGGAATGCCAGGCGGAGCAGCACTTGGGGGCACTCCTGCTGTTCCTGGTAGAGGACAAACTGCCCCAACTAAATTTCTTCTTTCCGCGCTGCAAGCACTTCATTTATTTTCTCAGCAAGTTACTGATCCGCAGGAGGCACAAATTATTAGAAGTATTATTGTTTTATTATCTGGTCTTATTCAAAGAGATCAACAAAGACAACAGCAAACAGGCGGTGCTGGGATGGGAGGTTTCCCGCGAGGAGGACTTGCAGGAGGCAATCCAGGAATGACTCCTCAAGGAACAGCAGCTCCAATGATGCGATAAAGGAACATATGGCTAAAAAGTGGATTCAAGCGGCGACGGCAAAGATGGCAGCAAAAGGAACACTTGGCAGTTTTGGGAAAGCGACAACAAGTAAAATTGCTGCTGCTAAAAAAAGAGGCGGTCTTGCAAAAAAGAAAGCTATATTCGCAGAAAATATGCGCAAAATATCAAGAAGAAGAAAATAAATGAAACGAGAATATGGGAGATTATATACAAGGCTTAAGCCAAACAGCAAGAGATTCATTGGAAGATGTTCTTTTAAAAATTAGAGATGGGTTGCAACCAACAACTTCTACAACATCGGGAACATTAGTTGGTACAGGAGCACTTACTTTAACGGGTAATTATACAGGGACAGGAATTCTTGGAGCTAGCCTAGCAAGTATTGCAGGAGCGCAAGTATATTCAACGGCATCCCTACAAAATGCGTTAGTTTTAACAAATAATGTGCTTTCCAGCCCGACAGTTGCGCCCTTACAAATGATTGCATCAAGTGCATCGCAAGCCTTTTTTGATTTTCAGGGAGCAGTAATTTCAACAGCATCCTTGAATTTATCAGCAGGACAACTTGCAGGAATGGTTCAGGTGCGTTTTATTGGAACAGGTGGACAAGGACAAGGCTACATTCCGATTTTTAAGGGAATAGTATGACTATATGCCAACAATAAAAACAAAATCAGGAGTAAAACATTTTCCCTATACGCCTAAAGGGAAAAAGGCAGCAAAAGCCTTTGCTAAAAAAACTGGAAACAAGATAGTTTATGGAAAATGAAAATATTTAGAAAAAATGTAAAACAGAGAACAGGTCGTGTACGCGGACAAAAAAACCCTTACCATAAGCGTCCGCATAAAACGCCGTATGGAGCAAAAGCGCAATCTATTACATCGGGAACAGCATATTAGAAAAAGAGGTAAAAATATGGCAGGAGTTGTACCAGCAACAAAAAGAGGAAAAGCAATGGTTGCAAAATTAGGAAGAACAAAAAAAACTGGGGGATTTGCCAGAATTGCAGCGAAAGCAGGAAAGCGGTATGGATCAGCGGCAGCAGGAAAAAGAGTCGCAGGGAAAATTTTTCAAGCTATGGTAAGAGCAAGAGGAGGAGGTTGATTCTTTATCCCTTTTCGTAGTAGAGCACAAGCAAAATGGATGTTTTCAAATAAACCTGCTATGGCAAAAGAATGGGCAAGTAAAACAGGGAATATAAAACAATTACCAAATAGAGCAAAAAAGAAAAGGAGAAAATAGAGAAAGGAGGAAATATATGAAATCTATGAAATCATATAAAGATACAGATATGGATGCAGATGATATGGGTATGAAAAAAGCAATTAAAGGAAAAGTAAAAATGACAAAGAAAACAGTAAAGGGTATGGTGAAGATGAAAAAGAAAGGAAGAAGATAATATGAATCCATCTGCTCCCGTCAATCCTCAAGGAGGATTGGGACAATTAGTACAACAGATAAATCCTTTAAATAATCCAGCGCAAAATTCTGCATTCTTACGAGCGGGTATAGCAGGACCAATGGGAGAATTTATCGGAGGAGGACCAGGCCCAGAGATAGTAAAAGGCGCACCAGATCCAAATGTATTCAATTATAATACTGTTCCTTATGAGAGACCAAGTCCAGATGTATTAGGAATACCAACGCTTCCTTATACGCAAGCCTTTAGTACTATTGGTAATTTCCTAAGTCAAATCGGGCATCCATTAGCTGGTTTTTTTACTCCTTATGGGCATCAAATGCTTATGAATTCCATAAATCAGGGACAAAACAGATCAACGCTTGCCCCAGTAAATTCGGTAAGTCCAGAACAATTAATGAGGCTTGGATTACCACCCACTAAATTTCCGCCTGGATATCCTTCTCCTAATCCTTATGGAAATTCACAAGCAGGACAACAACAGAAAGGAGGAAGAAAATAATGGCAAGAGCATCTTTAGGAAATGCAAGCGATAAAGTTATTAAAAGAAGAACAACAATGCGAGGTGCAGTACCTGGATTCAGAAAACAAGTGGCAAGACGACCGATTCGTCAAAAAGCTGGATTTGCAGGGAAATTAATCAATTCAGCAAATCCGAAAATGAAAAAACAATTACCTGTGGGACGCGATACCTATCAATATAGAGGGACTCTAGTGAATACTGCAAAACCAACACGCCCAAGAAAAGAGAAAATTGGGGCAAAAGCAGTATTGTAAGTAAGGGGTAATTGCGTGCCAACCTGTCTGTTTATTGGGAGGCAGGCAGGATGGCTGTTTAAAATATATGGCAAAACAAGGAAAAGGAAAGAAAAAAATAAAAAGATTGACACCAAAATCGCCATTGTATCTGGGAAAGAAAAGAGATTTAAAAATGTCTTATCCAAATCAAACATTTTAATATGGGAAAAAATAAATTTGCAAAGAAAGCAAATAAGTTACAGTTAAAAGCGAAAAAATTGAAAATGAAAAGAAGATCTTTCCATAATGATGAGATGGGAACATTAAAAGGAAGAAATCCAAATTATTAATATGGCACGGCGTGATTATCAAAAAAAAGAAAAAAAGAAAAAATCCCAAGTAAAACAGGCAAAAGAATTTGTAAAACAAAGAAAAGGCAGTATTCTTCTGCAACCAGGAGCTGGGTTTGGAGGATAAATGAAAGTAAAAAGTAAAATAAAAAATAGACGATTGAGAGATAAAAGAAAAAGACAAAAATTTCCTGTTCCAATGCATTTGCAAACATGGACTGCTGAAGGAGGAATTAATAAACCATGATTATACAAAAAGATTTTCAAAAAGCACATATAAATCCTTTTTCTTATGGATTTGACGCAAAGTATGCGAATCTTCCCCATCAGTTTATTCCTGTTGGACAAATTCAAAGTGCATTTGGTGGCCAGAATGCACCATTAAGTTATGGAAATCAGTCTCCAAGTAATCCGAATGCACTCTATAACGCGGGAACTCCGCAATATAGTCTTCCTAATCCTGGAAATGTACAAATCAATTCGCAGGGAAATCTTCCATCAAGTTCTTATTCTGCTCCATCTGGTGGAGGAGGTACTGATTATCAGGCGCAATGGAAAGCAGCAGGTCATGCAGGAACAGCACCTGTTGGCTATCATGGAGAATCGACGGGAGGAGGCGGAGGTTCTGGAATTGGATCAAATTATAATGCGACAAGAGCTGCAATGCAATCAGGGCAAATTCCTTGGGATGATAATGTATTATCACGGATATGGCAATCTGACCCAGCACAACAGCAACAATTAGCACAGCAAATTGAAAATGTTTTTACTCCCTACTCACAATATTTGAGTAATCTTGCAACAAATATTATTCCTCAAGGTGCTGCTGAATCAACACAGAATGTACAAAATCAATATCAGTCACAAGTTGGGCTTTTACCAGGACAGCAACAGGAATTATTAAATCCTATTCAAATCGGTGAACAACAGGTAGGGCAACGAGTTACATCAGCAGCCGATCAAGCACTTCAGGCATTTCGAGCACTTGGCCAACAGGCACAAGCTGGATTTGGAGGACAAACATCAACAGGTGGTGCGCTTTCTGAACTTGCACAACAGGAATATCTTCGTGGCGCAAGAGAAAGAGAAAATTTTCAAAATACCGCAGGACTTACTTTTGAAGGACAGCGCACGCAAGTCGCTAACTTCATTGCGCAAAAACACGCAGATTTAGATAACTGGTTAAATGAAGCAAAATTATCAATTCAATCTAATATGCGTAATCAGCTTGGCCAGATTAATCAACTACAGGCATTAACAGAGCAGCAAAAACAACAGGCAAAACTGGAAGCATTACAAAATACCGTTAATCAGAATCGTGCAATTGAACTTGCCGATAGACAATTCAGACGACAAATTGAATTATTCGGTGGATTAGGAGGGGGAGGACAATCAGCAGCGCAAATCGGCGGTACGCAATATAATATGCAGCCATTCCAGAATCAGCTTGGCTATCTTTTATTGAATTCGCAAACACCGAATGTTCCTTTGAATTTCCAGTTTCAAAATACCATTCCGCAAGCGCAACAACTCGCAGGAGGTATTGGTCAACCGATGAGATTTGATGAAACAGCTTTGCAATATTAACGAATATGTATGGATTTCAATTTACCTTCAGCAGTAGGATCAGCATTTAATGCATTTAAAAATATTGGCAGCAATATTGAAGATACTATTGGCAATGCCGCAAGTGCTTTTGGTCAATCTCTACAAAATGAATACCAGCAACAGATTCAACCCGCAATACAACAGGGAATAAATAATTTTACAGGAAATCTTGCTGATCTTTCTGTTCCTTATTTTGCCGAGCAATTTCCTCAAACGACTGAAGATGTAACAAGAAATATTGTTAATCAAGTAGGGCAAACAGGAATACTTGGCCCAATTGGCACAAATCCTGTAACAAGAGATTTCTTAGGAAGAACAGTTGGTGGATTGGAAAAAGGATTTGCTCAGGGAGTAACAGCACCATTGACAAATAAACCTCTCATTGAGAAGGTAGGGGATGTGGCAAGTGGCGTTGGTGCTATTGGGTATCCATTACAGTCAGCAGAGATGGGTGTTATCAATCCTGTTTTGACTACAGCAGGAGATCTTTTGCAAAGAAAATTACCAACAGGAGAAGAATTAGGCGAATCATATTCGCAAGGATTGCAAATGGGAACACAACTTGGTCCTCTTTCTGATATTGCTGCTCCATTCTTAACGCCTCTTACTGCACGTTTGGCACCAGAAGGATTAACAGGCGTTGGTTCTGTATTAAGACCAGCACTTGCTCAGGGAATAACAGGAGGCGTTGGTATGGGAGCATATGGAGCAATGCTTCCTGCGACAAATACACAGGGAAGATTGCAAAATGCGCTTTCTAATTTCATTCAGGGATTTGCTCTTTCCGCAGGAGGAAGTTTACTTGCTTCAGGATTTAAAGGAGTAAACCGTATAATGCAGCCTGATGATGTTATTGAAACACCAAACGGCATGAAAATCAAAAAAAGCGGCATAGATTATTATGCGCAAGTAAAACCCCAAATTGATGCAAATGACGAGGAATATCGAACAGATCCGCAGGTATGGGGTAAACTTATGCCACAGGACAGCTATGAGGATTGGTATAAAACCATGGATATGAATCATAGTCTCAAAGGATCGGAAACATTGAAGAATGCGAAAGGATATTTTGCAATGGTTGATCCAAATAGTATTCCAAAACATGCTGAAGACAGTACGGGCGTTTTTGATGAACGGCCAATTAGTCAATTCGTTAAAAATAACGGACTGATGGATTTACCCGTTATTCGGCAAACCTATGATGAGACAGGAAACCCTAATGCTCCTGTTATTACTGATGGGCATCATAGATTTCCTCTTGCAAAAGAATTCAGTGTCACACGGATTCCCGCAGTTATTTTAGATAACACAAAAGGTCTTCTTTCTGATGCGTTTTATCAAGCAAAAAATAATCCGCAGGCAGGTGAAATTGCGCTTGGCGCAGTTGTTGGAGGAGGAGGTAAACAAGCTCCTGCTGCTTCTTTACCAATAGAGGAAGCGGGGCGGTCAATAAAATACAATAGCGCATTGCAGGCAGAGCACGTAGGCGCATCAAAAGCAACGGTTGATGCAATCAGAAATGCTGATTTATCAAAAGCAAAATCTCTTGATGATATACAAAATAAACTATTACGAACATTAACATCAGAAGAAAAAAATAATAGAGATATCACTTCCTCAATTACCAACTGGACAGATAACTGGAAAAATTCTTTATTGCAATTTAGAAATAATAAGTTTACCCAGACTGCATTAGGAATTACTCCTTTATCAGAAGAAGGAAAAATTTTAACAAAAATGCAAGAAAAAGGGGTAAATGCGCTTTCGCCTACAGAACAGGATACATTAAATAAAACATTTATGACAAGAATTAAGACGTTGCAACAGCAAGTAAATCCACAGGCAGTTGCCGAGAATTTCTTAGGAATTCCTCTTAGTAGAATGGTAGGTCAGGGAGGACAATCAGGAAGAGTTAATTTTAATGCAAAAGTCGGTCCTACGATTGTTGGAAAAAATGGGAAAAGCGTTTCTTTATTCGGGGTAAATCAAGCAGTTGAAAATGCAAAAACTGCGGCTCCTGATGCGGTTGCTGTTGCACAGGATGCGGCAGATACTGTAGGGGGTCGTGTGCAACTTCGTATAAAAAATAGAGGCGGTCTTGCAGATAAAGTTCTTTCTGATCGTGGACGAACACTTGCTAATAATCCTGATACACTGGCAACAACAGTAATCGCACAGGATAAAAAAGGAATCAATCAGGCGCTTGATCAGATAAAACAGGATCCCAGAGTACAAACAGTATTAAAAGATAAAATAAGAACAAATCCCGACACAGGATATGAAGCACGTCATCTTCAGGTAAAACTGCAAAATGGACAAACAGAAGAAGTGCAGGGACATACAGAAACATCCGCTGCGCTTCGTGAACAGGGACACGCAAAATATAAAGGAGGAGAACAAGCACCATTGACAGGACAAGGACCAGGTGAGACAGGAGGAAAAACACCTGCTCCTCCATTTATCGGTGGACAAGCAACAATTAAAGACGCAGAAAGTCTTCGTTTTGCGACCATGCAAAATATTGAACAACGGGCGCGTATTGCGCAAGATGCAGTAAATAGAGGCGTGCACGGAGCAGATGAAACAGAATTATTCAGACAGGCAATTGAACATCCGCAAACATTACCAAAAGCATTGCAGCAAGTTTCCGATCCGCAAAGGTTTCAAAATGCATTAACGGCACACAATAACTTTTTTGATTATGCGCATAATCTGGCAACACAAAATGGCATGGATATGGGACATATAAAAAATTATTACACGCATATTGTTGATCTTTCAGATCCTGCCAAAGCAAAACAATTTGAAACACTTTTAGCACAAAGAAGAATCAGCAATTATAGTCCGTTTTTTACTAAAGAAAGAATTTTTAATGATATTAATCAAATGCGTGCAGCAGGATTTGATTTGAAAAATCCAACAGTTTCTCAGGATATTCAGGATTATGCAAACGCAGCACGGCTTGGTATTGGCAATCAGGCATTTTTAGCAAAATTACAACAGGCAGCACCAGGCGAAGTACAACAACTTTCTCATGGTATCCCAATGGATGCGGAAGGAAAACCATTTAATCAATTCAAAGCACCAGGTCTTCAAAATTGGGGAGCATCGCAGCGAGTATATGATTCAGTGAAAAATGAAATTGAGCCAATGGATATGAATCGTATCACGAAAATAGGAGACGACTTGAATACAGGAATAAAACAATGGAAACTTGCATTGGGAGGATTTCATCCAATTAATATTACAACAAGCGCCATTGGCAATGAAGTAGCAAATTTGCATGTTCCTCGCCTAGATGAAGGAGCAGCGGCGTTTATGTCGCCGCATTTTATGGCTAATTACCGCGCAAACGCACTGGATAATGGCACTATTGATAAAGCATCAATAATGAATGTCTTTCTCTCAAGAAATCCTGATGTGCAGCAAATGGGTGCTGAAACAATGCTTGGGGCAATTCCTGTTGGGAAAATGGGAAAAGCGGCGCAAAAATTCAGTCCTATTGATCGATTGAATAACGCAATTTTTGACCGTTTAACAGATTTTTATAAACTTGAGGCAGTCAAACACGCGAATGTTGATCTTTCTACTCCTGAAGGAGTGAGATCGGCGCAGAAAATCGGTGCGCAAATTAATGATATGTTTTCAGGACCAAACCGCGCAGTGGGCGATTCTATTTTCAGGTCAAAACTATCTCAATTATTTGCCCGCACTGTTGCCCTTGCTCCTTCCTATCAGGAAGGAAGATTTCATCAAACAATTTCTGCAATTCGCGCTCCATTAACAGGAAATCCTGCTGATTGGTATGCGGCGCGCGCGACTATTGGAAAAATTGCCGCAACTGCGGTTTTGGCAGAAGCGGGAAATTATGTATTCAATCATAAATTGGATACAAATTTAAAGGATTTGTATCAAAATGCTTTTTTAAATCCAGGATTTAAACTTCCTTGGCAATCGCCGCAAGGCAAACAGCAATTCGGCACATTACCAGCAAGCAATCCTTCTGATGTAGTTCGTATTCTAACCGATCCTGAGTATCGAGCACATTTTCCTATTTCCCATTTAGGAGCTGGACTTTCTGAGTTATATCAGGGGGTGACAGGAAAAGATTATTATGGTCATGATCTCGTTGATCCATTTCAGCAGCCCGATACACCACTTAATCGGGTGAAAGCACTTATTCCCTCATCACTTCCTATCGCAGGAGTACAGGCGATTCGTGCACAACCGATTAATCAATTCCTGCAGCCTTATGCACAGCAATTTGGTATTCCTATTGGAAAACCAGAAGATGTCAGGTCTGCTCTATTAAATGTTGCAGGGCTTCGTGTCGGAACAGCAAAAACTGATCCAAGCGTTATTTATGCGACAAGCGTTGACAAAATGCTGCAAGGATTAAATCCAAATGATCAGGCAGCATGGCACACGCTTCATCCACAATCAAAAGACAGTAGCGGCAATAGCGTTCGGGATGCAAATCTTTATACGAAATATGATAGGGCACAAACGTATCTTGCTCATATGAATTTATTTGAAATAGATGCAAAGTTACAAAAAGATATTGCTACAAAAACAGGAGGAAAATATGATCCCCTTTATGATCTTCCTGCTGACAAAGCAAAGACTGTATTACAAATGCGAACTTTTTATCCAGGAGAAAATAGAGATATGAAAGCAGCAATTATCCAAGGTAATCCTTGGTATAAAGATTTTGTAAAAAAGGAAACAGATTTTTACAATAGTTTGCCGCTTGAGCAGAAAATGGGACAATTGCCAAGAGCAAATGTTACTCCGCAGTTTCAGCAGGAACTTGATTATTATAATTCCTTGCCAAGTGGAACAGGAGATAGAGCAAGATTCCTTGCTTCCCATCAAGAGGTTATTGATTATTGGAATCAATTAGATACTATTACCAATGCGGAGCGTGCAGATCTTGGGCTTCCGCTTTTACAAGGAGGAACAGCGGGAGGTACCAGCACTCGTCGAGGAACATCATCATCTGGATCTCTCACAGGAAATTATACAGAAGATTATTTAATGCGGGCATTAATGAGACGGGATTTAATTATGCAAGATACCCGCGTTCCTTTGCAATTCCGTTTACTTGGTCAAGAGGGACTTCGGCAAATGGCAGTACCAATACAACTGCCTTCTGCGAAAGTAACTCCTATTAAAGGATTGAAAACTGCTATACGAAGAACAGCTCCAAAAACAGGCGGTATTCCTTATCAATTGCCATCTGAGTTGCCCTCTGGTATGACAGCGGGAAGAAGGGAGGCGGGAGTAGTTAGATGATTGGATTATTTAATTTACCACAGGTTGGAAATGCATTGACCCAAGCAGGAGGGTTATATAGAAATTTCTTAAGTCAAGGACGATCTCCTGAAGAATTGTTTGCGCTTAATCAAGGAAGAATAAATCCGAATATATCACAGGGTAATAATTTTGGCGCAGTATACCAATCTCAATTAATTCCCAGACAACAATCTGTTGATGTGGGATTGTATACAGGACAGCCAAATATTCCTTTACCTTCTCCGACTTCCCAGCAATTAACGCCAATGCTTTCTCCCTATGGAACACCACTTTTACCAAATTATTATCAGGCAATTCCTTCTTTAGGAGTAAATCAACAAGCTGGATTATCTCAATCGTTACCGCAGCAAGTTCCATTGCAATATAATACGAATCAAACTTCTTTTTCTGGATTCTTTCCTCAAGGGGGATATATGATGCCGCAGATGCAAAACAATTGGCAAATGGCAAATGTGTTGCAAAATTATATTAATCAAACAGGAAATATTGCCAGAGGGCTTACGGCATATGCGCTTTCGTTTCCGCAAAATCAGGGACAACAAGCAATTCCGCAATTGATAAATCAAGGAACAATTAATCGACCAACTGTTCCTCAAATACCACGAAAAACAGTACGAGTACCGCAACTGGCAAAAAGAGGAGGAAGATGATGCATGGATCTTGGCCAAACAGCAGTACTTATGCCAAATACGCTGCAAAATAGGGCACATGGCGTATGGTATACTGAATTAACACCTGAAGGAAGAGCACAAAGAAATCAGGGAAATACATTTAAAAATTTAAAAGGAGGGATAAAAACGATGGATCAATCAGCGATACAACAGGCAATGCAACTTGGACAACAAATAGGACAAGGCGGTGTAAATACTTTTGATAATTTATTAGCAACACTTTCAAGCGGAGGGAATGCAGAAGGCGACATGACCCGATTACAGGATGTTCAGGCATTAGGAGGAGGACTTGAACAGGCATTCTCGCAGTTTTTACAAGCATCTCATAATGGGATGGCGACTGGTGAAAGCTTTCTTCATTTATTGCCATGGTTTAAAGCGCAAGCACAACAGGGAGGATTATCAACACAAGGTGGTACTTCTTCTACTGCTTTTCCAACAGCTTCTGAGAGTTTAGCAGCACAAGAAGCGCAAGCGCAGGTAGGAAGAACAGGCGATATGAGTTCTCGTTTCAGCACTGCCGCATTTAGTGGAAGCGGAGCATAATATATGGCAAAAAAACAAATAAGCGAAAACAATACAGTCTCTTCTTTAGCAACTTTGACAGCAAATGTGGCAAATATGTCTACTAATATCGAGGAGATTAAAAGCGATATTAAGGATATTAAAGGCAATTTTGTCACTATGGACAGGTATTTACCTGTTGAACGGATTGTTTATGGGTTAGTGGCACTAATTCTTATAACAGTTGTTGGAGGACTTTTAACATTAGTGTTACTTCACCGTCAATGAATATACCATCATTATTTTACCGTATAAGTATAGGTACTATTTTTATAGCAAGTATTGGATTATTGTATATTTTTTACTTATTGTTTTTTCCTGCAAACATTACCGTATTGCGGCAACCGCTTATTTCTCCTCCGTCCATTGTGCATGGCGGAGAGACTATTCATACAGAAATCGCTTATTGCAAGAAAATAGAAGGGATTTCTCATTTCGCAATAAGCATGAATAGCGCAGAAAAGGCAGTGATTCCTCTACCCTCTTTAACGGCAAATGCGCCTCTGGGTTGTGGCACATTTTATTTTGCCACACTTATTCCAACTGATATACCAAAAGGTAAATATGAGATTGTTTATTCTTTAGAGTATCAAGTAAATCCTGTACAGACTGCTACTGAAATATTTGAGACAAAAACATTTATGATTGAATAATATGAGGAAAATTGTATCTGTTATAATAATAATTACTTTTTATGTCTACTAGAGATTACACAAAAGCTATTTCTATAGCAGGAAATTTTGAAGTTGCTGGACCTTATGATTCTGTTACCAAAGAAGGTAATTTTGATTCTAATAGAACCGCAATTGATGCAATTGTGCTTCATACTATAGTTGGAACAATTCAATCCGCAGCAGATAGATTCGCTGACTCAAAATCCAATGTATCTACCCATTACGGCATTGGATATGACGGAAAACTTTATACCTTTTTAGAAGAATATTATGTTGCTTATGCAAATGGCAATTACCCAGTTAATCAACGGGCAATTTCAATAGAACATGAGGATTTGAGAAAGCCTAATGATCCTCGTCCTGATACTCTTTATATAACATCAGCAAAATTAGTTCGCGATATCTGTCAATTCTATGCGATTCCAATTGATCGGCAACATATTCTAAAACATTCTGAAGTCTCGGATATACCAACGGCTTGCCCAGATGCGCTTGATATAGATCGGATTGTTAAAGAAGCTGCAACTGTCCCTGATGATTTGCAAAAACAATTAGACCAATGCAGGATTGATCGCGATACGCATTGGAATGATTTGCAGGCAGCTAAAATAGCAATAACTGATATAGAAGCGCAATTGCAGCAATTAAAAACTATTTGCGACAATCAGACCCAGCAAATTAACGATAGAAACAATGACATCGTACAGCTTAATGCAAAAATCAGCACCCTTAATACGCAAGTGCTATCTCAGCAACAGTCCATAGATAGTTTGACACCACTTGCAAAGCAGGCAACAACGCTTCAGACAAATCTTTCTCAATGTGAAATTGATAGAACAAGACTATTAGGCGAGAAAACGCAATTGCAAAAAACTATTGAACAATTAAATAAAAAGTTAGCAACAAATCAGCCGCAGAATTTTTGGGAAAAATTAAAATATGTATTAAATCTGTAAAAAAAGGAGGTGATAGTAATAGGAACGCAAGCAAAAACGCAAGCAACTATTGAATCGGGAAAAGAAATGGGACGATTGCTTCTTATCGCTATTGTTTCCTATCTTTTGACAACAGGCGTTTTGGATACACTTGTTGCCTTTGTTTTTAGAACCCATTTGAGTCCTGATCAAAGATTACAACTTACGGGATTGATAATGCTTCTTCTTCGTGCACTTGATGCGTGGCTTCATGAAATGGGGAAACAAACAAATAATCCGCGATTGATTCGTGGATTAGTGCAATTTTAAGAAAGAAACATGTCAGAATTTATTAATCCAATACCACAGGAAATAGCTATACCAGATGGCAATCATACTCCATTGCCTGATCCTGAGCCTTGGCCTATTCCAGGTCCAGGACCAGATCCTTGGCCAAGACCTGAACCTGATCCGAATCCCAAACCAGCTCATATACTTTCTGAATTTACTACAGAGGAAAAAAGCCGTATTGTTTTTGAAGCGTTTTATCCGCGAGGGGAACATAGAGAACGAATCTTAAATGCATGGAATAGCAATGAGGATAATTTAACAGAGGAAGAAAAAGAAAAACTGGCAGATGAAGCAGCTCATAATATTGAAATACTGGAAAGAAAAAAAGAATCAGAAAAAGTACTACATCGGTTAGAATTTCAGAAATACAGAAAGAAAAAGGGAGATTTTGACGATGACAACAGACCAGACAGATGGAGGTAAATAATAAAAAGAAAGGAGTATATCATGGTGGGTATTCAATTCAAGAATAAAGAACAATATAGACAGGCAAGACTGATAAAAAAACAAACTAAACGCAAGAAAAAAAGCAGGAAAAGAAAAAAGAAACACTAAGTGTTATGGGAAAAATAAAACTGCGAAGTAATCTTGATCGGCAACCGCTTGATTATGGAATTGACCCATGCTGGCGTATTGGTTCGCATGAACCGATTACGCAAGAAGGACAATTATTCTGTAGACTTTGTAAAAAACCTCTTACTTCTGAAGAAGCAACAGCAAAAAGAAAAAAAATAACAAGAGATTTTTGGAGAAAACAGGAAAATAGTCAGTGGTAAAAACAAAAGAAAGCCTTAAGGATTGGATAAGAAAAAGAACCGAAAGACAGAAACTTTAAGATGAAACTTGAAGTTTATGACGAAGATTCTGAGTCTTTCCTTTAGGCTTTCAATTGTTCACCAGTATAGCATTTTTGTTGCTTTTTGTCAAGCCCTATAGTCTGAATAGAGTTTTCAATAAGAATTTTACCAAAGCGAGTACGTCTATCAAAAGTGCCTTTTTTAGTTATTTTTTCCTGTGGCCACTTATTCATGAAAAAAATCGGCTGTATCAGTAATAATATTGCCAAATAACTTTGCTTGTATAATAAATTTTTTAATATTGTTTGTGGTAAATACAATATGAAAACAATGATTACAAACAGCTCCAAGCTGTTTTTCAGAGACAAATACGCGAAAATTTATTTCATTGCAGGCTCTACAATGAATAAATCCTTGCGGATACTCCTCCTTTTGTTTGGATTTTTCTTTATACGGAGACATCTTTAAATTTTTATTGAAATAGTAATATTTCCTTTTCCGTCTGAAACAATAGTTCCGTGAAAAGCAAGCGGAGGAATTATAGGGATTGGTGGTTGTGAGGGATGAGTCGTATCAACAACAGTAAAATTGACTGAAAGAGGTGTTCCAGCATTGCCACCTAACATTGCCTGATTATATGGCGTTGCGGCAATAGTATGTGGCCCAACTACTGGTGTCCATGGATTAAATACGCCATTCATATCTCCGCTTAAACTGTATGGATAGATATTCTCTGTATGAAAATTAGGATTGTCATCATACCCGAAATTTACTGATCCAACGGTTTGCGGATTTGTTTTTGCGCAAACAGCAAGATTACGAGCAGAAGCTAAATCAATAATATCTCCATTTGCTAAATCTTTTATTTCTTTTTGCGTATCGGTATTAATTAATGTAAGCGCAATAATTTTCTCAGTTGACTGAGATGGAGGTGGCGTTGGAGATGTATCAAATACATCAAATACTTGCGCATTCGCATCATTATCTGTTAGAGATGATAATCCAAATAATTCCTCAATGGTTAAAAGAGTAGCATAATGCGTATATGCTTGCTTTGATGTATATCCAGGCTTTACCTTCTCGCCAAGAAGAAGTGTTGGAATTTGATTATTCATAGAATGATCATCTTCATCCCAAGTAACTATTACCAATGTTTTAGATAACTGTAAAACTGGTGGAAGAAATCCTTTTAAAAAATTATCTCCTGCTTGTAATCTATTTATATTTCCTGCGTCATCATGCATATTATGGTTATTTGAAGGGGATACAAAAGAAAAAGCAGGAAGATTATTCGGATCAAACTCTGTTAAGGGAACAATATTTGCGAGTCTTGGATTCGTATTTTTATCATTAATGTTTGTAAAATAAACAAACGGATTGTGATGCTCGGTATAATCGCCTGTATCCCCCATTGTTCGATTATCTCTTGTATACCAGTCAGGCGGCATTCCTTCAAAGTATCCTTTCCATGTCAATCCTTTGGCTTCTAAGCTATCAACGAGTGTTTTTGCATCAATCATTCCAGCGTCAACATTCTGATCAGTACCGTCTCTTCCCTGTGTTGATCCTGAAATAAATGCCAAGTAATTCGGTTCGGACGGGTGGGAAATAGCATGTATATTTGAAAGATTTGCCGCTTTGGGAAGGAGACTATTGATATAGGGGCAATCGTTTGTATTGCCAATTATCTGATCATATGAGCTATTTTCCATCATCACCACAACCACATGATCGTAAGCAGGTAATGGTGGTTGTGGTGTCGGTGGAGTTGTTCCAAAGTTTTTCTGAAATGATGCAGCAAGAGCTTTTCCTTTTTCATTCAGTGTTACGAGGTCCCCATTAATAGTAATAATTCCTTCACGAGGAGTGTCAAATAGATTCCAGAAATTAATCCCGATCATCTTTCCTTCTTTTATTTTGTCAAAAAATACTTGCGCCATTTGCGCTGTATGGGTTGGGTCATTGGCAACAACCTGTGGATCTCTTGTGTCTCCCCATTCCTGCTGAAAAATAGCGATTAAGTATTTGTTGTACATCTCATCAATTTTGCCTACCATTTCATCTACTGTCTGGGTATCCCCATAATAATCAATAATAACAGCACCCTGTTTATCCCATACATCTTTATGTATCCAGCCGTTAATCGCTTCGCTTCTATTAACCGTGATATATGGCTTGATCTTGATAGTATTTTGCGTTGACCAGTCTATTACCGCCTGAGCCATATCCAGGTAGAAATTATTGTAGTCAGTATTCGTATTGCCTGTATCATTAATACATGCGCCCGTACCATCCCAGATATGTCCTTCCAATTCAGGATATACACCGAATACATCCCCGTCTTTTAAATGGTCTTTATAACGGGTTAAGAAATCAGTCCCCCTTCCAACAAAATAGGAATGTTTATCAATATGCAAAGGGAAATTATATATTTTCTCGCATTCACAAGCTGTTCCTCTGAATAACACATTGTATCCTGCATTATGAATTTCATCTATCCACAAAGCAGTGAATTGTTCTACTGGCAAAGGGGAAGGCGTATTGCCGTTTGCGATAAATTCCGTATTGGTGTTAATTGGTATTGAATTTTCTATATGCGTAACTCCTGGAAAATTTGTTTTAACGAGAGTAAAAAGATTTTTAATGAAGGTTTGTGATGGCTGGTTATTCACCACGTCTTTTTGCAATTTCATCGGTGAAAAACTGATGATCATAGAAAGACAGTATCAAATAACTGATAGATTTGTCAAGCTTTATGTTTTATTTATTCTTGCAAATTTTCCAAATAATTTTTTAGCCTTTTTATTATATGCTCTAGCTGCTTCTATCGTGGATTTAAAATAACCAAGATGAATATCTTGTTTACCTATTCGTATGGAAGCTCTCCATTTCTTTTCACGCTTATTCCAATAAACACCCTTATAACCACTATGATTATCTCTATGCTTTTTACAATTCCTTACATTCTCAGCACGAGTGCAAATTCGTAGATTTTGCCGTCGATTGTCTAACCGATTCCCATTTATATGATCTGTTTCCATACCTTCTGGAGTATTCATTATTACCCTATGCATTCGTTTTTTATTTCCTTTATACTCTTCTTTTATTGATACAGATCTTACTGCATATCCATCACTATCAATTTGCCATTTCCATTGATTTAACCATTCATAATTTTTATCATCAACAATAGTAAATTTACCTTTTGTTAAGGGTATAAACTTCATAAACCTTTACCCGTAGATGGAGGAGCTTTTGGAATAATTGTTCCTGGAATGATGCAGGGAGGTTTAGAGCACAAACCATCTGACTTATGATCTGATCTATGATCCGATTGATTATCAGAGAGGCCGTCTCCATATCCAGTAAATCCATTCGATACTCCTTGTGTCGGTATTGCCGAAGGTGATGCTATGGGTGTATCGGTTGGTTGCAGATTGGGTTGTGGAGTAACAGTGGGGTTTATACATTCCTGTTTTCCTTCATCAGAAGGATTGCTGGTATCATTTGGGCTATTATCTCCATCGCAATCAGGAATGGGTGTAATTGTTGGCGTAGAAATCTGTCCATGCGCAGGTCTAATCGTGAAAATAACAAAAAGAAACCATAATATAAAAAATATAGCTAGGAGATATAAGAGCCGCGTTAATGTTTCTTTCATTTTATATCAGTAAATTCAAAATCTGATGGTTGTACTTCCTCTAATAATTTTTTTAATTCGACGAAATGTTCTTTTAGTAAATCCTCCAAAGACCTAACTAAAATTGATCCCACAAATTTTCGCAGTGTAAAATCAGCCTTTTTTTCAAGTTCATTACGAGTAATGTATATAATAAAATTTTCGCTTTGATATTTAATTACTGTGTTATGTTGTTCTATTATTCTCATATTATGCTTATCTGTACAGTAACTCGCGGTTTTCCTATTTCAAACGCGCCTTTTACAAATTTTGTCAATTCAGCTTTCCCAATTAATATATCATTTTCAATAACACCTTGTTTCTCCAATAAATCAAAAATTAATTTTGTCGAATTATCCAGATCCCGATCCCGTTTCAAATATAATCGGATGTCAACGGAACAAAGAGTATCAATCGGCTTTCTATTTTTCCATGCCTGTTTAATTTCCCACCCAGCTTGTTCTCGCCACTCTTTTACTTCCTCTGAAACATAAAAATTATCCTGTTTGCCTGATTTACCTCTTCCCTTTTTATAGGTTTGATTAATTGAAGGAGGCAATGGCAATACAAATTCATCGTTCATAGTATTTTTTCCGCCCTTTCTACTATACCAGTTAAAATATTATTAATATCTTTTGCATGTTCAAGATCAATCACAACACTTTCAATAATAATAGGTGATTTATTTTCTGACTCGCTATATGCAAATGATATAATTACAAGTCCTTTATCTGTTACAGCGAAATCTATTCTTGTACATAATTTCGGAACAATTGTATTTTTCATATTTCCTCTCTATAAAAAGCATTAAATTTATCTATTTTTCATTTATCTTCCATCCTAGGTATTTTTATCGTATATTTCCAGTGTTTACGTAATTCATCAGATTTAATCCATGAAGGATCAAAATCACAATTATTTTTGAGTTCGCTGTTAATTTCATCCCATATAGCGTTGTGATTACTCTTCTCACCTTCTGTTATATCAACAATAATTGACATCCCGATAGTGATATTGCTGTAATTGGGAAGCCCTAATTTTAATTGTTTGGAATAGGTAATTTGTTTAATTTGCATCTTTCTCCTTTAAAAATGAAATATTTTCCCCTCTTTCTTCCATATTCTGTCTTATTATTGTTCTTGTAATTTTACTTATAGTATATTTCTTTAATTTACACTCCCCGCAAAACTCATCATATGCGAGAGAATGGGTAGAACATAAGAAATTCTCACCTGATATTGTCATAATATATTCTCCTTTTCCGATTTTCTCCATAAATTAACTAATTTTTGAAAGTTAGTTGCTTCTAATAATGCATTGAGAAACGGATTATTCTGAGCTTTTATAAGTTTAATTTCTTTTTCTAATTGTTTTCTTATGCTTGATTTTTTCATTTTTCCTCCAGTCCTAGTTTCTGAGAAAGATTATCTCTGCACTCTTTTAAATGATTTTCAAGAATCTTCTTATCACATTTATTTTCATCTTCAGTTTGAGCATAAAATAAAGAAGACTCCCAATCCCTTAAAACAGTTTTTTCTATTATTTCCAGAAAGAGAGATTTGATTTGAGAAATAGATTTTTTAGTATCTCCAACTTTAATCCAATCTGCATATCTGTCTAGGATTTCTTCCAGTTTTTTATCAAATAAATTATCTATCGCCATATAAAACCTCCTGCCATCTTTGACTTGGTTTGTTTGACCTCTTTCCCAATTGTAAGAATCTCCAAATCCTTTTCCATGAATATCACTTTTAATTTCCTTTTGTTTATTATTTTTCATATCAATTTATTTTTCTTGAGATAAATATAGCACTTAGCAGCCGCATCAGCTAGAGTATAATCAACTTGATATAATCCATTTAACACTGGTTTTCCAGAATTTTCATAGTAAACATCCCACTCTAATTTTCTCATTCTTCCTTCGTCTAAGTAAGGATCATTCTTTTCAATTGTTAAAAATCTAACTGGTTGTTTTTTGGTTATTTGTATTTTTTCTGGTAACAAATCTAATATTTCATTTGCGGTAGGAGCTGCAGTAATTACTTCAAATTCTATCTTTTCAAATATATGTACGCCTTTATCTTCTCCAAAAAAAGGCTTTTTAGTTCTGGGATCAAACTGAAAAACATAAAAATGTTCTCCATGTTTATAAGCAAGGGCAAAAGGTTTATTTTTTGAGTAAGCAACCCAAAACCAATAAGTATTTTGTGGAAATCCTTTTTCTTTAAGCAATTTTGATAACTCTAAACTTGTAGTCTTCATCTATTTTCCTTCTCAAACTCTCTATTGATTTTCTGATAACATATTGCGCATGTTTCTCCTGCCCCAGATGAAGGTTCTCTAACATACTGCGTAGGACTATCCCAGTTTAATTTTTTTTCACCTATTTGCACAAGCATATTGCAAAGAGATTTTCCTTCTAAAGAATTTGCCAAATGTCTTTTTCTTTGACGAGCATTAAAAGATTTATCCCCTTTATAAAGTTGTGAGGGATGAGAAACATATACAACATATTTCCCTTTATACATAAGCATTCCATTTTTATCTTCGGAAAGTGCATTTTTACACGTAATACAACCATTTTTAAGAAGAAGTGTATGATCATGATTTTTCATAGTCCTAGTTTCTGCTTTAATTCATGTCTTAAGCCATTTCTTGCATTAAGCCAATTTTGAAACACTACGTCTCTTGAGCGGGTTTTCTCATCTTTTTCTATTACTTTTCTCAAAAAAGAGTTGATTTGCGAAAGAAAAGATCTATAATGTTTTTTCCATAATTCATTACTAAGCTGACAGATATGACATTCTTTATCATGTCCTTTTTGTTCACAAAGAGCTATCATAAAATTACTCATTTCATCAGCTATAATCTCTCCTAATTTTTCCTTAAAGTCATTCATATTAATAATCCTTCCTCACTTCTATTAATGCTTGTTCTCCTTTTGCTATAGTAAGAATAAACTTTTTAAAATTGTGAATTTCAATATAACGCATGATTTCCGCTAGCGTTGTATAGTTAATAATATTACCCTTAAGCATAATTAGCATTATAGATTTATTACCTGCCGTAAAGTATTCTTTTATCTCTGGAGCAATAATTTGCGTCGCTTTATTCATAGATTTACTTAGATTTTGTTTATTTTGCATAGGTTTCTAGCCACTCCATAAAATCATGGAAATTTGTAAGTTTTTTCGCTATTTTTATATTCTTAGGAGTTATTTCCATATTTCCTTCTTTTAACCATTTAATTACAAATTCGTTTATAAATTCTTTATATAAATTTACTAATTCTTTTTTCATCAAAGTCATTCATGTTAAATATATGTTAAGTTATGTTAACTTTAACTTATTGTTTTCCTTTATTATCGCAAAGGTCAAGCGTCTCCCCAGCCATAGATATACTCAGTGCCCCCATCACCATAACCATCACCATAACCAGAGTCAGAGCCATAACCATAACCCGAGCCATAGCCATCACTATTAGAACCATAGCCAGAGCTATAACCATAGGTATAGCCAGAGCCATAACCATTACCGTTAGAACCATAACCATCGCCATAGCCAGAGCCATCACCATAACTACAATAATAGCCATTGTAAGAGCCAGAATAGCCATTGTAAGAGCCAGAATTTTGATTTTCATCAAAATTTATTGTCCGTTTGATTATTGTAGTATTTTTTTCCATACTTCCTGGTTGCAAGAAAGCATAGCCACAACTGTCAGATAATCGAACTGGACTGTGCCTGCTTTATCAAGTACCGTATTTGGAGTAGGACCTCCTTCTGCGATTTCTCCCAATCCTTTGGTTGTTCCCCATCTGCGAATATTATAGGCATTGGTTAATGTGCAGTCTTGGCCTGATCTTTTAAACCTTCCCACAAATACCCAGCCGCGTTGTAAAATAACTATTTTTATTTCATTCACCTTTTTTCACCTCCTTGCAAAACCACCAATCTGCAAGTCTTTGATATTCTTTGTCATATTTGTCTTTAATTTCCTTTATTGTCTCTTCCCGCACTCTTTCCAGTTCTTCAATAATAAAAGCCTCAATAAATTCAGGAACTGCATAGGCTTCATTAGGATTTGAGATAAATTTACCATTTTCATCTTCATAACCGTCTATAACTCTTGTCCATTGACCATTCCGTTTATAAATAAATTTTTCCTTGAATCGTTGTATTGCTTTATTCATATTAATGTGCTTATATAATAATTCCACTCTTATTTTTCATATTTATGATTGTATTCTTTCAAGTGTAATTTCTTTATCCTCAACAAGTCCGTCTTCGCTTCCTAATCTAATTACTTTCGTGAGTGATTGAGCTTTCTTGACCCATTTCCTATGCCCCTGTATTGCTTCTTTTTTTGTCATATATCTTTCTACGGGATGCGCACCATTATTGTCTAAAAGAGCTGTTTCATACGGCTCATTCATATCGGTAATAAAACAAGTGGAAACTCCTATACCGTTATTTTCTTTCCCTTCTACTCTCCCGATTTTTCTTTCCTTATAATTGCCAATCATTGATCCATACGAAAAATTAAAAATCTTTACCATAAACTCCGTTATATTTTCAAGATGCATATCTCCTTTGCCTAGAACAATATCATCGGGTTTTCCTTTATTATCTAATCTAACTTCATTATAAAATTTCATAAATACCCCAATAGTGGTTTTGATCGTGAATATGCATATGGCCATCTCCACGATCTTGTTGTTGCTATTATTTTTTTTGCACTACAAGATGATGTTATGCTACCCCTTGATCCTCTTGTCCATGACATATTTCTTGATCTTTTTTCCACAGTTGATTCCGATATAGTTCCAATCCAGAAACTGCGCAATAATATCATTTTGGTAAAGGATGCATCCATGGGAATGCATCAACAATAGCTTCCAGATTAAGATACATGTCTACATTTACAGGCTCTACTTCTTCTAATGTTCCTTTTGTAATTGCTTTAGTAAATCCTCCTGTATCAAAGACACACGCGGCATTTTCTAGTATTAAGAAGTGTCCAACAATATCTTTAACTTTTCCCGTTGCAAAATAGGTAACTGTTCTAATGAAATAATTACTTCCTACTGTGAAAGGACATTGTATGATTTGATTTTCTAAATCCATCTACTCTCCTTCTTCCATATTTTTAGACGCATCATCTGCTATTTGTTCAGAATAAGATTTGTCTGGAAGTTTTAATAAGTTTGAAATAATAATAGATGCTTGTTCACTGGTCAATCCTTCAATTACCGTAGCATTGTATTTTTCCAGCAATTGTTCTTTCGTATATCCTTTTTTTGCCAAAAGCTGAAAAAGAAATGTTATCTGTTTATTAGTAATTAAATGATGATGACTGGTTCTTCCATTACCGTCTTCTTCTTTTGAGGGATCCCCTCTTGAGAAATTATCTTTATCTATGGTTACATTATTATTTTCATCATTTGTCATTTCTTCAAGAGGTGTTGGATTATATCCTGCTAATGCTACAACAAACCCTAAAATCTGTCTTAATGCTTTTGAACCTGCTCTCGTTTGTGCCATTGAAGCAAGCTGAAACTTTGGTTTATTCTTCCAATTTTGTTCGTCGCTCATACATAAAGCCTCAGCGCCCCCGACTTCAATTCCTGTTCTTTCATTAACAACAACAGACTTGGCTTTAAAACCCCATGTTCCACTATATTCTATGTATTCAGTACCAAATGTTTTAACTGAATATCCATAATACTTGCCAGCAGTTTGCCAGCCTTCATATTGTATGTGATCTGATTGGCCACCTAATCGCTTTGCCCAATTATTCTTTTTGATAATATCAACTAAGAATTTTGCAGAATTATGGGCAAATTGCGTATCTTTTTTCGGCTTTTGTAAATCTTGCGGATCGACAATAACAAGTGCATTTTCCGTTTTTTCTTTTTGTTCTGGTTTTTTTATTTCTTCTAATTGATTTGCTTTATTCATCATATTCTCCTTTTATTACTTGCTGCGCTAAGTTTTCCAATCCTTTTTCTCTCAACTTTATCACTAACTCTGTTTTAGGAGTAGCATATTTATTATTAACAAAATCATGAAATTCTCCTGCTTTTGCTTCTTCAATAAGTTCTTTTAGATCATGTCTATTCAGTTTTTGTAATTCTTCAACTAATTCAAATCGTGTATCTTTATTCATATTAAGTAATAATTCTTGCATCCTTAAGAATTTTTTTGATAATAATTTCCATTTCTTTTTTTGAAAATTTTCTCCATCCTGCAGAGTTTTTTTCTCCTTTTGGTAAATTAAGTTCCTGTTCTTTTCTATAATACGTGGGACGATATGCTTTCGCGCTTTTCATAGGAAGACCGCGCCGCTGCAATTCATAAATAATTTGTCCAACAGTGATAATGCCATAATTTCGCATATATTTCTTTCTTAATTTACCAGTCTTTCTTCTTTTTTAGGCGTGGGATTTTCCAATTCTTTTTTTCTTATTAGCAATTGTTCTTGTTCTCTCATTCGCAATTGCTCATTTCTCTTTTGTATCCGTTCCTGCCAATCACGTTCTGATTCTCTTGCATATTTCCAGTTATTAAGCAGTTGGCCAATACCATTGAAAAATGAGAATGTTAAGACAAATTCTGCTACCCACAACGTAAATCCATTGAGTTGTCTTGGAAAAACTAATCCTATCCATCCTACTGCCGAGAAAAAGATTGTAATAAGAAGAATAATATTTACAATAGGCCCTAAGATTCTTAGTTTTTTTTCTTCTTTATCAAGTTGTTTTTCTAATTGTATAAGTAGTAACTCCTGTTGCAGGTGAAGTTTTTCCAGTTTTTCTAATAAATTGTTCATATCTTTTTTATAGCAAATTTTGTCCCGATAAATTCATATTTTTTCCCTGTCTGTAAAAATTCCTGTACTGTAAGGCTTCCCAGTGCTGCGACAATCTTCACAAACGAGGAGGCACCTTCTAATTCGCAAAGATCAAATGACTGCGAAAAATCATTAGGTACATGATAATTCTCTGCCCATTCAATAGCAAATGTCCCCTGATTGGAAAGTCCGATATGCAAAATAGGCTTATGGCTTTCTTCCCAATAAGTTTGTACCACATTTCTTGCGTGATAATTATCAAAACAATCAACAATAATATCGAAAGCATCAAATATACTCCATTCTATTTTTTCTCCTTCAAGCTTCTGATTGATAATAGTAATTTCTTTTTCATACCATTCATATATTAATGCCTGTAATGCTTCAACTTTTGGTACGCCGATATATTCTGGTGTAAAAAACTGTGTTCCGCGCAGATTGCGTTCTTCAACAGCGTCATAATCAAGAACAGTAATAGCAAGTGAGCGGTTGTCGGCAACAAGATTTGCGCATAAATTGCTTCCCATTGCTCCTGTGCCCATAATTACTATCTTCCGTTTATCTTCAGTTTTTTCCATATTTTTGTACTTCGTATTTTCCTTCTGGTTGCCAATTGGGATGCAGCTTTTTCCATTTAGTAATAAAAGTATCGCATTGCATAATTATTTCTAATAATTTTCTGTTTCCATAAGTAACTTTTACCTGTTCCAATTCGTATTCACATTGCTTCCGAAGCCACCAGAGAAACTCTATACATCTTGCGTCAATAATTATTGGCTTTTCCGTATACATTAGCATTTTATCTTGATCTTATATTCTTAACATTAAATGTTTTTAAGTAAGGTAGTATTTTTATTCTTTCACTATTTTCTCTCTTTCTTTCTTCAGACAAATTTTTACTCACTTTTTTATAGTCTTCCGAATTGATCCATTCTTCATAATCAGCTCTTCCTCTTAATTTATTGCAATTCTTACAACAGGAAACAAGATTTTCAAAAATAGTAGCACCTCCTGTTTCCCAAGTTATTATATGATCTACGGTTAAAGGTACAGTATCTTTGTCGCAATAAACACATGAATAATTAAATTTCTTAAATACCGCCCATTGCATATGGGTATCAATTGTCCGTTGTGATTTCCTTAAAATAATTTTTGTAATACCTGATGGATCTTGTGCAAAAATTTCTGTTTCCTGTATGTCTGATTGTCGAAGAAGTTTTACCCATTCAGAAAGAGTAAGAGGCATTAGTTGCAAAGAAGAAATATCAGGTGTCCTCTCAGGAACTGAAGTTAAAAAAGTTTTTCCTTCCCCCTGCCATACTATTCCCACGATCTGAATAGTATTGCCGATAGTATAAAGGTTAATGTCTGATAAATGAAGCGTCATATATTTATAATTCTGTTAGAAAACGGATTTCTTTGTCCCATGCGCCTTGAATATTCCAGAAGAATCCAAAAGGTGATTGCGCAAAAAGAATAGGATCGCGGCTTCTTTTTGCCTGTTGTTCTATCTTTTTTTCTACCAGTACATAAAATACTGATGTTTTTCCGCAAAGTTTTTCACACATAGCGTTATATTCTTTCATTGCGGAAACTGCCTGTCTTGGGAAATCAGGTAGGTAAATAGTCGCCTGTTCAAACACAACATTTTTATGTTGTTTTGTTACAGTAATAATTCTTTCTGTTGTTGTATGAGGATATTTTTCAAGAATATCCTGTACGGATGCTATCTTTTTTCTATTAAGAAGCCTTTCCTTCATACTTTCCAGTTGCAACCTGCTATATCGTCTTCCTCCTACTTCTATAGGAGCTTTATCATTTGATATCTTTTTCCCAAAAAGTTTTAATTTATCTTCTATAAGAGCGACTTCTTCATCAATATAAGAAGGATCTACATTGATCTGGAAATTTTGCTGATGAAGGGCTTTCATTTGAAATAACGCTTTTGGCGTAATAAGAGATTTTTCTTCTTTCTTTTTATCTCTTGGGCTATTTTCTCCCATATTAATAAAAGGCAAAAGATTAGCAGTTGTGGAAAATTCTTCATATTCCATGAAATTATACATTGGTTCCAGTGGTTTTTTAAATGAAAATAATTCTTTCCCAAACAATTTCATAATACTGGTTATATTATAACAAACTATAATTTATTTATCAAGATCATTGCGATAGCTTTCTTTTACCATAGTAGTAATAGTAGTAATAAAGGCAGAATCAATATCAAGAATTTCACTTTCAGAAAAATTAAAATTAATTGCCATTTCTCTCCATCCTGTTTTTCGAATAGTAATTATTCGGAAATCTTTTTTTCCTCTTTCTTCCCATTCATCCAGTGATTCAAGCGTTGATAGCCATACAGATATGAGGAATTTTTTATTGTTTGTGTAATTAGGATGAATGAGTTTTTCTATTTCTGTAATAATAATCATGCGCATTGGAAAAGGATAAAGCGTCATTGTCCAACGCTTCAGTGTTCCTTCATCAATACTGCTCATATCAGGGGATTTTGGAGGATGGGTATGGCACAATGCAAAGATGCTTCCAGGAGATTTTTTATGCAAATCAAGTATCGTTTCTGATGGCCATGAACAGGAAGAAAAATTGCCAGAGGAAAAATAAAGAATATCCCGCTGAGGATTAATAATCGTGCAAACCTCACGTTTAAAATCATCGTTCTCCATATTTATCTTTCCAGTTGACATTTTTTGCATGTTTTAACCGAATAGCAATCGCTTCTGCATCTTTACTACCTTTTCGTGTTCTTTCAATTAAAGAAGGCAATGTTTTCTTGTTATACCAATAATACCAGCAATAGTCATATAATTTCTTTGTAAGATAAGGAACGCGATGAATATATAGAAAAAATTGAGTAAGTAACAAATCAAAAGCTGTCCATCCTTTATAAAAAAATACTGTGAAAAACCAGAGAGATCCAAATAAAAATCCTCCCCATATTCCTATAAAAAGTAAAATAAACAATAATTCCATAATCATCTTCGCGTTATGTTAAGCGTGCCTTTTTCGCTGTATAATTTTGCAAGTTGTATAGCGCTTGCCATACTATGCTCGCGGTCAAAATTTGAAGCGCAGAAACCTAGAGAAATAATACTCATATTATCTTTAATGATGCTTTTGAGCATATGATTATTCACTTTCCATTCTATTAGCCAATCTTTTCCGCTTTTATAAACCCTTATAAATGTTCCTCCTGCCTGAGCAAGTATTTCCTTTAATCTTCCCACAAATGTTCCTTGAAACTCCTTAATCCTTTTTTCCCGTTCTTCCTTTGATATATTCATGCGATCTAATTCTTTAAATGCCTGATAGCTTTGTCTTTGTAGGCACAAAAGCAGGAAATAATAGCGAAGTTCAGGAGTTACTCCTTTTACTTCTCCAATTCCCTGATTCTTCTCAAAACGTGTCCTCAATTCAGAAAGAAGCGGATTAATTCTTTTTTCTGTATCGGTAAAGTAAAAATTACCATCTTCTAAACGTACACAATAAGCAATATGGAAAATCCCAATCGCTTGCATAAAATGAACAAGGATGGTTCCCGAACGTCCCTGCAAAGAAAAATTAGTAAAATTCATTGGTATCGCTTCTTCTCCTATTGGATAAACGCGATATGTGTTTTTACCTCGTGTTTCTTTTTTTATTTCCAAAGGCGTTGCTCTTTTTTCTATCCGATATGGTTCGGAAAGAGTAACACGATACCATCCATCCATAGTATCTTTTGGGAAAAAAAGTTTTCTTCCCTTATATACTCCGATTTGTTGAACAATTGGAAGAATAATAGTTTCATTGGAAACAAATCGTGAAAAATCCACTGTCATTTCTTGTTTTTAGCTTTTAGTATCAATTGCCGCAAATTTCTTTACCTGACCTGAGAGCATTTCGTAGGTATTTGAAAGTGCTATAACGATAATTAATACTTCGCATCCTCCTAAAATAGCCGAGAGAAGTGATATGCCGCCTGTTGATACTGTATTAATATAAATATGTTCAAATACGCCATATCCTGCATAAGCGAGTATCATAAGGTAAAATCCATAATCTCCTGCTCCAAAACCGACAATTCTTACTCCGCTAGGTACATTTTTACCAATTTTATCATGCGTTAAAGAATAAAGTCGTGTTGCTGTCAAAAGAGCTAAAAACATTGCCGCATAGGTTGAAATTAAGTGATATAGTGATTGCGCGCCTGTTGTAACTGTATTAAAACCTAATCCGACAACAGCCATTGCTATAAAATAGATAAGTAAAGCTGTATAAAATAATGGTCTTGGTATATTCATTTTGTTTCACCTCCTTTCGTATCCCAATTTTTGGGATTTGGTATATGTGATAGTTCCATTAATGTTCTTCCTTGTTCAGTATTTTCTAATTCTTTCATTTTAATAATCATTTCAAGTGGATTCGGGGAAGAATTATTTCCCTTTATCCATCCAAATAGGATAGTTGCCAGCATTGCTACTGTTATCTCAAACATTGCATTTCCTTTTTCGCTTTTTAATTTAATAGCGCGAAAAATTAACTCTTCCATATTTTTAATTTCTTCAAGACTTCGCACACGATCCTGAATTACTTTTTTTCCGCAAAAAGGACAAAATGGCGTATCCACTTCTTTATTACAATTTTTACATAAAAGCTTTTCCATAATTAGTTATTTTTCAAATTCATATAAACTGCTGGTTTTTCCATATCAGATGTCATATATGCATGAGGAATAATATCTTCATTTGAAGATACGCCAATAGCGCCCTTTTTATCAATAATAATTATTCCTCCTTCTCCATTTTTTATTCCTGAAAGATACTGAATTGATGCATTTGCCGCCTTTTGCGCATCCATCATTTCAAGACCTATAAAAAAATCGATTGCCTGTTTTGTTAAACAGGCTTTAATAATTGCTTCACCATTTCCTGTTACAGATGCGCCACCAAAAGACGAAGCATATGTTCCAGCACCGATAATTGCCGAATCTCCAATGCGTCCATGCATTTTATTACTTAGTCCTCCTGTTGAGGTGGCGGCCGCAATGTTTCCGTTCTTGTCAAAAGCAACTGCGCCGACTGTTTCATACTTTTTTATATTTTCAAATACTTTTTTTTCATACCAATGCATTTGATAAGGAGTAAGAAAGATCTCATTAGGAACAGAATCCATATGATGCAAGGAAGCTATGTGAGAAGCTCCTTCTCCTGCCATAAAAATATGCCTGGTTTTTGTGCGTATTAAATCGGCAAGAAGAATAGGATTTTTAATATTTTTAACAAATCCTACGGCACCTGCGGAAAGTGTATTTCCATCCATAAGTGACGCATCAAAAGTAATTTCTCCTTTTTCATCAATTGCGCCGCCAATACCAGCATTAAAAGAAGGATCATCTTCAAGAAGAGAAACTGTATATTTTACTGTATCAATTGCAGTATTTCCTTTTTCTAAAAAACTCCATCCTTTTTGAATAATTTTCTCAAGCGCAAGTCTTTGTTCTTTCTTATGTTCCAATTCAATCGAAAGAGAAGAAAAAGATCCGCATCCTCCGTGAATAACAAGACTATAATTAATCATATACTTTTTGAAATAATTCTATTGTTTGTTGCTTCATATGTAATAATTCTTCTTTTGAAACATCTTTTGTTCCTGTAAATGCAATTGAGGCCATTTGTGTTTCAGGAATATAGTTATACAAAACAGGATGCATATTGCCAGTTGCATAAGCAGCAATCATTGGCACTATTTCCTTATTAAAAAATAAACCTTTTTTTATAGGAATTTTTGTTGAAGTTACTACTATTTCTATGGGTATTCCATTAATGGTTCCCTGCTTTAATCTATTTAAGATTGATGAACCAGCAGGACGGATATTTGCTTCTCTCATAGTGGTTGTGGCAACGCCGAATTTATCTGCATTTCTTTTAGAAACAATTAATGAATCAACATTTACCTGTCCAACAACGCCTGCGCCTGCTAAAGCTTCCAGTGCAAGCATATTTACTTCTTCAAAATCACTTGCATCTTCTGTAAAATCATATTTTTTTTCCCAATAGTTTCCTGCATGGATTCCTGGTTCTGAAAATATTTGATGGCTGACAATAAGTTTTTCGACTGTACCATCTGGTTTAATATTCGCAATATAACAAGGACTGCTTTTGACAGGAAGAACGCCTTGTACCTGAATTTGTTGATGGGCAAAATCTGGATGGGACAAAGATTCTATTTCATCTCTCTCTGAAAAAACCGTTGCAAATCCTCCTGATCCATCCAGTCTATTCATAACGACATATTCATAGGGAGAAAATTTTTCTTCTATTTCATCATGAATACAATTCTGGCAAGTATAATTAAAATCAAAATATGCAGTATGAGGAGTTGGAACATGTAATTTTTCCCAAAGCATTTGCGCTCCATGTTTTGTATATGCCGCAGGGTTTGCAAGCGCTAAAGCACGCATAGCTTTATCCTCTTTTTGTGAATAGGCCATAAGGAGTTCTGGATCTAAAACATTAGGAAGCATGGATACTTTTCCTTTCATTTCCGAAATCCATTCATCAATTGAAGAAACAGGATAAAAAACCCGACTTACTTGTATACCAATTCCTTCAAATGAATCGGCAATAGAGGTAAGGATTTGCATACTTTCTTTTTCATCCTCTGTCATATAAACAAAAATATCCCCAGAAGAAGAATATGCAAGCATAGATGGTCCCATAGATATTGCATTCCAGTTAGCAAGTGTCTGATGCTCTTGATGAGTTTTACGTTTTGGATATAATTGTGAATTCATAAATTGCGCAGAAGCGTTTGCAACAACGTAAAGAGGATCTGTAGTACCATCAGCAGTTAAAATAGGCATATCTCCTCTATTAGCATCAAAAGTAATCGGAAGATAAGAACGGGAATCAAGATAGCGAGAGGCTCTCTCCATTGCCTGCATTGGATTAACCAGCGCATATACATGTTGACCTTCATATCCTAATTGAGATAATGGAACGTAATTCTCTTGCATTTTTATTTCTTTAATTCTTTTTTGAGTTAATCCAGCTATCTTTTGCTTCATTAATAATTCGTGTGCCATAACTTTTAATTATTCCCCAGGGAAATTCTTGTCCTGTAAGAGCTAAAATGAAAATACGATTTTCATTCTCTTTCCCCTCTGAATCAACAAGCGCCCATAACTTAAATGACTCATTTTGTATTTGATAATCAATAACATATGCGTTTTTTGGTAATTCTACAACAATGGGATCACGATACCGATTCAAATTATATTTAAAAATCCTTTTCATTATTTTTTTTCAAGAATTTGTTTCACTTCTTTATACAAGGCGTTAATAAGTTCTTTTTCTGAGGTATTTATTTCAGAAGAAGCTTTCATAGTCGAGTTTACCATATTAATTCTCCATGTATCAGGAAATCGGATGATAGTATCAAGTCCATGTTTATCTAAAAATTCAATTAATTCTCCAAGAATAAGGGGTTTTTGTAATATTGTTCCTTCCCAATCTTCTGTTTGTGATTTCTGCGAAAGAGAATGTTTTAATTTTCTTCGTTCTTGTTGGGTTAATTGTGTATTAATAATAATTGCAGGAATGTGTTGTTTCATAAAGCCAAGTACCATGCGGGCAAAGTCAGGGGTTCTATTGACATAATTTCATCCAAGATTGCCATTGGGCCTTGTATTGCCTGTTTAATACTTTGAGAAACAAGAGCACTTTCAGAAAGCGTATTGGGATTAAGCGTTGCAACAGGAATTTGATTATTTTCATAAGCTATTTGCACATCCTTAGTACGACTGCCGAAATTTACAATAACACAGGCTTTTGGTTTGGGAATAGTTGGATGAGCAGCATGAAATGCGGAAATTTTCTGTGATAAATTGCCTATTGTATTTTCCTGATCGGTAACAAATACATCGACATCAGCGCCAAATGCTCTTGCCCTCTCATATAAAGCAAAACAGTTCGTTCCTCCTCCTCCTCCGCCTTGTTGCGTATACAATACGCTCATAAATCCCTCTTTCGTAAAAACAGGAGGTAAGGGAAGTATATATCCGTCATTAGAGAACCACCCCCATGAAAAATTCTTTTCTGGATTCTTCACGCATTCAGCAAAAATTGTTCCTTTTTCTTTTGCGAATTCTAAAATACCTCCCATACTTCCCGACCAATCCAGATGCAAAAATATTTTTCCTATTTCTCCTATTTGTTCTTTTCGTATCTCAGATCTTGTTTGTTGTAATAATTCTTTTACGCTATTGCTTGCTGCTTTTGACAATGTTTCCACGCGATCTATTGCGGTTTTTGCTGTTTTAATTTTTTCTGCATATAATGTTGCGACTTCTTTATCCTGTAATACGCCTGTGTCTTCAAATATTTTATGAAGAATAATTGCCTGATCACCTGTTGCCTGTTCTAAAAGAGCAACAGCGATAACAGGAGTAAGAGAACGAGTAAGTGTTCCAAGTGCTGGAAGAACAGCAAGTTTTTTCTCTCGTATTCTTTCTGCGATTTGCAGATCAGTAAGATTTGTAAAATCAAAATCGCTTTTTGCAAAAGTTACTTTCTTTCCTTTTTCCATTTGCCAATGCATAAGCATTTGCACGGACGTTGGGGGAATTCTTCGAAGTTTGCGATAGAGCCGTTTCATATCACGCCCGAATCCATGTTTTTTCAATCCTTCAAACAGAGAAATATTAAGCTCTTTATATTTCATATATTTGCTGTATGCTTTTTTCAAAGAAGTGGGAAAATGTGTGCTGAAATTAAGATAATTCTCTATATAATATTTTAATTCTCCCAAAGAAAGAACACGTCCTGCGATCTTTGGATCCATTATTTGCAAAGCAGCGTGCGCAATTAATCGAAAGTTTGGTTTTTTAAGCGTTCCGTTAGGAAGAAAAGGTAAACCATTCGCGTCATTTAAGCTATTTGCATAGGTAGTAAATACCTGCAAATCTTTTGTCTTTGTCTTTTTCATGACATAACTGTTTAATTGAGAAAGAAAGAGAGGGTCTTTTTTTGTTAAAGGAATGAGAAGTCCCAAAACGGCAAGTGCTTTTTCTTCTTGTATTTTATTTTTACTCCAAATATGCGTACATCCTGCAAGAAGCAGATTGTACGCAGAAAGACGATCTTTTTGAGACAAATAAGGAAGCGTTTCTTTATTTGTCGTAACAGTCATTATTGGCGAACCTCCTTTAGTGAAAAGAGGTTTGTTGCGCGAGTAATATGCTTTTTAAATGTCTCTGCTAAACTTTCATCTCGTAAAACCTGCAATTGTTTTTTCCCATCACGGGATTTTTCTTCTAATTCCTTAATAGTTTCTTGCAATAATCCAATACGGATATGTTGTTCCTGTATTATTTTTTCCGCTTCCTCTAATTTAATCTCTTTTTCGCGAGTTAATATAACAATAAGATCAGCGGCTGCGGTAATAAGTATTTGAAGAAAATGGTCAATAGCACTGTTTTTCTTATCTTCTTCTCCCTTTGCTTCAAGAGGAAATGATGGTTTACTTTCTATTTCTTGTATAGAAGGAAGAGGAGAAACAATCAATTCATTCTTTTTATGTGGTCGTCTTGCCAATTGGTAAGTATGAAATGGTTCAGGAAACCGCTTATGATCTTCTTTAAGAAGCATTGCTGCCTGATAATAATTTTCTGATCCCCATGCAATAGGTGAGGGATTCCAGTACTTCTCCAATGATTCAAGTACTCTTACAATAACTGCTTGCTGTTTTCCCAGCTCATTAGCGATTACACTGGATTTTTTATTATCATAATGATAGCTTTTGTAAATATGAACAATTATTTCTGGGGAAAGTACTTTTTTTCGTTTAAAAAATTTCATAAGTCTTAATCTGCATATTATAGCAAAGTATAATAAGTTGTCAAGAAGGAATCTTGGCGGTACTTACCGCAAGACACTTCATTGTGTATATGAGGGGCAGATTGCTGGCATGCTGTTTCCCAGTTTTTTGGGACGACAAAAGAGAATATCGCAACTGATTACACTTTCTACATCTTCTACCACCAGTAAGATCAATGTAGGTATTTTCTTTATTGTATGCATGTCCAGTAGGACAATGAGTTTTGATTCTATTAGAATCTGCATTTTCTCCACGAGTGATTACTCTTAAATGTTTTGGGTTCACACAATTATGTATTCTACATATATGATCTAACACTAAATTCTTAGGTATTTTACCAACTACTAATTCATAAACTACTCTATGTGCATATTTATGACGATATACTCCATACGCTCCTCTTTGATTTAATAATCCTTTCCATAACCAACAACTATCAGTTTTTTCTACTAATGACCACAATCTTTTAATTGGATCTCCCCATGATGTTCTTTTAATTGTAGGATCTCCATGTTTCTTCCATAGATACCAATGAGCAGAACACATTAACTTTGCTTTTGCAACTTTTTTACAATTACTAATTGTACAAATTTTATTACTGTTTGGCTTTAATCTTTCTGTTATTTTTCCTGTAAGAGAAGAATTTACTTTAAATCTTTTATAATGTGAAGAACATAAACCTTTAGCTCCATGTTTATCTATAATTCTATTACATTCACTATTAGAACAAATCTTCATATTAAAATCCCTGTTGATCTATTATTTGAGGCCATTGATTTTTTAAAAAAACATCTTGTCCTTGTTGTAAAGTCATTTTTCCTGAACAGATTTGTGAATGTACCCAATTCTCTACTTTATCTTTAGCATGAGCTCCATATTTACCAGTCAAAATCTCTGCCCATAGGTTTTTTGGATCAGTTGGTGAACATCCAGCTTCAAGCGGGCACATGTGGTCAAGCTCATAGTCTTTAGGATTTGTATCCCTGTACCCGTAATCTTTAATGGATTGTATTTTTAATGGCGCAGTATAGCTAAGGGGCGGACGTATTGTTTTTGTATACCCTCGAACACAAATAGTTGATTGAATATTGTCTTGTGTTACCTCTGGATTAGTTGAGCCAGGCGTACAGGAAGGATCAGGAATGAACGATTCTGGATCATCTTTATTTTCCTGTATTGCGTGGCAAGATGCGCTTTGTAAGGTAATAGAAGGCGCATTAAAAGAAGATGGTGTTTTTTGAGGCGATTTTGCAAGATATGCTACTGTTCCTCCTACAAAAAGAATAAAAACAATAGCAGTAAGTAGTATATATTGTTTTATCATAAAAGAAAACTTTATTTTCCCTCTATTCAAGTAATATCTGCAAAGTTTTTTGAGCTACTCTCAAGGGAGAGACAGGATTTGCGCCTGTAATCGTATGCTTAATAGGCATCTGCTTTTCTTGTTGGCACATATCAAAGGGAATATAGGGAAAATAAAGTTTTCTTATTTAAGAACTATCGCTGGGGGGGCTGAAGGAATTGAACCTTCTTCAAGTTTCTCAAACTTGCGTTTTTCCTATTTCTTGTAAGTACTTATCGAGGGCGACTTCTTTGAATAATCAAACAAAAAGGTCGCAAGTAATAACTACTGAAAAGATTATAAACTTAGCCCCCACAGCCATAGTCCTTTCGATAACAGCAACTAGGCTGATAATGCCGTCTGCCTGCTTATGCAGCCAGACAGAGGTAGTTGAGCCAGAGGCGGGAATCGAACCCACAAATATTATACTTTCAAGGTATATGTTTATTTCTTGTGTATACCTGTCGAGGGAGATATTTCTATCTCAAGTAACAGCTATAGTTAAAGATATAGTGCCTTTACCATTAAGGCTACTCTGGCTAAATTTTAAAAGAACGCTTGTAAAGATAACTTAATTTTACCTATATCAAATGTATTATAGTTTGTCAACCCCCGCAGGGCTGGCAGGAAAAATCGCAATGTTATGACTATTTGTTGAACGCTTAATAATATAATCACCGCTTGTGAATCCTGCTAATAAATTTACTCCTAATGCTTCGGAAACATCCCGATTTACCGCTTCAAGAATCTCATTATCCGTTGATTCAAACGTTACTCCCAGTTCATGATACTGATAATCTTTGTCTTGTCCTGCAACTGTTACCCGAATCATGCCTTCCCGTGGGATAGCAGCAGGAACAGTAAGATCTTCTGTCATTGTAAGCGTTCTTTGTCTGCGAACCATAATAAAAGTATAGCAAAGTATAATATAAATGTCAACTCTTTTGAATAATATAAAAAATAGCGGAAAAAAGGTAAAAAACCAATAGAAAGCAGGCAGAACTGCCTACCAAGGAAGGACTCGCATTTTGAGTTGTCTTAGTTGACAGAGCAACCTAGCGACTAACAAACGCTCAGTCCTTCCCAGTAGTGAAAAGTTACTTGCTTACTTGCGTAGCAAATGTCTCACGAAAGTAAAAGAATGGCTCGCGGTATTCTTTCCATCCTGTAGTAAAACGGGTGATATGACAAGAATCACAGGTAAAACTTCCTGGGCAAGTTGTCTTATCCCCATTGTGAAGAAGAAGAAAAACCGCGCGGCAATTGCATGTTACTACAACAAAGAAACGTTCTTTGTGCTTCACTAAGATCTACCTTTCTTCTTATTGACTTCCTATCATGATGCTGATGTCAACTTTGCCATATATGATCGCAAAAGCCATAAGAATAATAATCAAAACGCTGATTACCATTATGAGCTTATGCAATTTCTCATGGGCAAGTCCATACACTAAAAGAACAACCATGACTAAAAGCATGGCAACTACTAAACCATTCGCCTGAATGGCTATCGGCTTGACGGTAGCTAAAACGTGCATGGGATACTCCTTTTCTAGTTATCCTGTGAAAACGCAACTATGTAAACGACAATAAGAAACAATCCTACAAGAAACAGAAGGAAGAGAGGATCAATGGTAAATCCATCAATCGTCATTTTTTTCTCTCCTTTTCTCGCTTGATGGCAAGCACTTTTCTGACTTCTTCTTTTGAGCCAGATCTGCGGAATGAAGTATTATCTCCATCCGATTTTCTGCAACTACAGGGATCTTTTCTACACGTTGTACACTTTTTTGCCATACATTCTCCTCCCCGAATGTCAAACTGCAAACGCTTTGCCCGTTCCTCTAAGAATTTCTCTCTTGGGGTCTTATTTCGGTTTGTATTTTGGATCACTGGGGTCAAGTTTCCGATAAGGAATGGGTTCTGTCGAATCGCCATTCTTTTTGTCCTTTTCTAGGGGCTTTGGTTGTAAAGGAACAACAATTGCTGGTTTTTTACAACTACAGGGATCGTTGCCACACCATGTGCATTTAGCCAAATGAAGAACCTCCTTTTGCTGGGTTGTTTTCCACGTATCTGGTACAAAAACTCGTACTACGCATTTCTTTTTACGAATTGTCCACTTAACAGGAAAATTCCCATTTAAAGAGAGTAAGGAAAAACTGCGTTATGTTTTTCCGCTATTTATTTGTTAACGTACAAGACGGCTTCTTTCTTTTCTCTTTTCTTTTTTTATAATTCTTCCTGCTCTCGTTATTGTTTCTACATTTGCCAGACTATTTCTTATCCTTTTTTGCCTCTCTGTTAATATCAATCCCTGTTTTTCCCATACTGAAAGCACCAGTAATTGATTATTATATTTTGTCTCAGGTACATCTTGCATAATGTTTTGTACCAGCGCGTAGATATTATAAATGCCTTCTTTATTCATTCTCTTTGTTAATTGCTTATTTTTACTTTCATGCAGTGTAAGCGTTTCTACTAGATTTCTACAATACCCAAATTTCGCGAAATTTTGCCCCTATTTCAAAAGTTTTTCTCTTTTCCCACCAAATATATGTCTTAAAGATTTTTTTGTCTAAAA